CACCGCCAAGTCCGCCGCCTAGGCCGCCGCCTAATCCGCCACCGCCACCAAACATGCCCCCAAAATCAGGGAATGAAGGCATACCCATACCGCCCATACCCGGCATCATACTCCCCATCATATTAGTCCCCATGCCCATCAAGCTCCCTAAGAGATTCTGAAGCATTGCCTGACGAGAAAGGTAGTTAGTTACTTGATCGTTAAGGTAGTTTGCATAAACTCCCTTCATTCCCAGATCGTATAGGTTCTGCTGCTGGTACCTTCCTCGCATCCAGTCGTCTATCCTACTAAACTCTTCAGCTTGAGCTAGCCTTGCTTGAAGCTCGTATGCTCTTTCCGCTTGCTGGTTTGCATAGTCTGTCTGAACCATAGCATCAGCCATGCCATAATCCCTAGCAGCTGACTGAGCATCTCTTTCGTAAGCATATCTAGGGCTTGCCAAGCTCATACCAGCACGGTTCATGTTAGCCACGTTCATCGCAGGATTACCCGCATTGCTTGCGGCTTCAGCAACAGCCCAGTTCTTCTGCATCTGGGACTCGCCTTCTGGGAAATAATTTCTATGCTCGGGCTTCCAAGTTGTTGCTACCGAAAATACAGGAGGTGGAACAACCTCAGCTGGCTCAGCTGGCTCAGCTGGCTCGGGAGTCTCTGTTGTGGGTACTTCTTCTGTCGGCTGAGTTGTCGTTGGGGTTTCCGAGCCAGTAGTAGGAATAATTGTTCCTGTATTTCTTCGTCCATTTATTGGTGGATTCCACCAACCTCGGCCACTCCCAAAGCCTGTTCCTGGTAAAATTGACATTGATTCACCTTTATTGCTATGTGCGGAAAAAATTTCCGCACTTTTAACTATTATAACTTATCTATTACCTAGGAAGCCAAACAGAGTCTCCGGCGTAGTAATCTTGTATTGCCGTATGAACTGGTGTTAGAGACTCATCCCAAAGCCCAGGCCCGTACCAACCTTCTACTAACTGCCCACGACCTGCTGGAGATAAGAGGGCTTGCTCATTAATTAGCTTGTTGTACTCATACTTGAATGGCTGCAGTTCTTGCCAAAGTTTCCTATTAAACTCAGCCTGCTGGGCAGTAGTCCAGTTCGGATCACCGCCAAATTGCATTGCTTGATTAATTGCGTGTATATACTCTCTTAGCTCTTTGATTCTTGGGCCGATTGAAGACAGCCTCATCTGCTGGGCATTTATATCATTGACATTAATTCGTGGGTTTTCTTCTAGGTACTTATGTAGCGGATCTTGTGTGTAGTTAGTTCCGAGATAGTGTTCGTAGTTCACAACCTCTGACCAATCTCTTTGTTCAGGGGATTTTCCACTTAAATCCTTTCCGTCTGGCAGTACAGTCGTGTTGTTTTGCCTTGTTACCACACCACTCTGTATGTTTCGATCTTTCAGGAAGTCGTCCCATTCATCCTTCTCAAAGCCATTCCCCAAACGCAAAAATACCTTCTGGAACTCGTTTCCTCCTCGCCAATGCCAGACATGTGGTGTCTGAGTCTGTACTATTCTTTGATCTCGATTGGGATTTGTACTCTGTCTCCATTTGGAGAATTCTGGTTCATATAAGAACATTCCTTCGTCTTGCAGCTGGCCGGTGTCGATCAAGTATCTTGCATACTCCCACTCATCATCAGAAATCCAGTTAGGTCGTGGATTTTCTTCATCGGGAGCGTGGCTATCTGGATACGCACTGGCACCTTGTGAACCGCCTTCCATAAATCGCGGGGTCTTTTCTTCTTCATAAGCTGCCTTGTCAATCGGCATTTGATCTAAGCCCGTTCCCATTCGGATAGATCTTTCGAGATTGCCCAGCACATCCATATTGGCCGGATTCCATGCTTTATGTTTATATATTGGAATATCTCTTCCATAGGCATCCTTTTGGTATCCCATGAAATTTGTTTGCATGTTGTTGTATATGTTTTGGTTGTGAGCCAAGCCATAATCAACTACACCTGGAAGCATGTTTTGCCAATCTTGTTCCTCGAACCCAATCATGTGGCGAGGACGGATCCAGTCGTCACCTTGTTCCCACCCAGGAATCGTTCTGAATATGTTTCCAGTGTTTATCCTTCTATCTAGAAAACTATTTAACGCATCTACCATGAAGTCGTCTTGCATCATGTCGTAGTTGGCATTGAATGTCGAATCAAATGGGTTCGCCGTATTCATATACAACGAATGATTCATTAGTGGATCGGTGTAGGCGTTATACCCGTGCATGTTCAATGGATCAAACACAGGTTGTCCAGAATATATATGTGCCTGAGTAGGCCATTGCTTATACTCTAGACCGTCCTCGTCAATAAATGGACTTCCACTATAGTCATAGTCTGGAAAGTATTGGTCAAGGAAATCAGTTATAACATCGGCTCCGTCTTCTCTGTCCGGTACACCGTCGGGGAAGTGCAGCTCGATAGAGCTTGGCAGTTGTGTGCCAGTGTACATTTCATAGGCGTGCCTTTTCATCCAACCGCTATTAGGGGGAGGTGCCCAGCCGCCAGTGCTGTTGCTTGTCATTTCTCCGGTTTCAGGGTTTACCCATTCCACAATAGCCTGAGTAGTCATATCGTTAGGCCCAGGGCTAGCCCATTGGTCAGCATCGCTTCGCCCTGCAGTCCACTCGCCATCCCAAGGAGTTCCATCCCAGGTATTGTTTTCGGATAAATCGAAAAGCATGATGCCTAAGCTATTTATGGGCTGGTCATGCTCATTGTATCCCGCAAATATACCTGAGTTATATCCTGTCCAAGGCTGGATAGTATCAACGCCTCCGCCTTCCACGGGGTCTGTTACTGGATCGGTTACGCCTTCACCTGTAGGTGAAAAGCTAGTTGTAGTTGTGAATTGCTCTGGTGATGGCTGCTGAATTTCTCCAGACCTAGCAGCTATATCCCCGCCGCCATAAACCTTCTTAAACCAATCGACAAACTGCTGAGTATTTTCAGGGCTAGTGAGATTATTTGTTACTTGAGTCTGCGCATCAATCAACGGTAAGGTTATTACGCTTGTTGAAAAACTACGCCTTCTCCAGTCGGCTTGATTAGATGGATTGCCGCCTTCGACTAGCTCTAGGAATTGTAGTGTTACTTCTGGGATCCTGAAGGACGCTGAAAACTTAGGAGATATATCTCGCAGAAGTTCGGAAGCATCTAGCGTACCCCAATAACCTTCTCCATATATATCTTCAATACTTTTGATATATGTCATTAAAGTATTGGAGTCCTGAGCAGTCATTGTCAGACCAATGTCTTCAGGGCTTAAGGAGGTTATGGCTTGAATATGCTCTGGTGTCAAACCAAACCGCTGCATGTCATCAAAGACTGACAACATCTCTGGGCTCTTAAACGCTTCTATTGCAGCGGCGGCTTGTTGCTGGATTTGCTGGGAAACTATCCCCATATTCATATCTAGCATTCCAGGAAAGCTAGGCATTGCGGTAAACATTAGGCGATTAGAATCAAAGCTAGTACCAAACCTACCGCCAGCAGCAGCACCAAAAGTCAGCTCTCGCTGCTCATCACTTGTTGGCCCACCAAAATACTTGCGAAGATCTTCAGGTACCTCTTTGGCCGCTAGTTCGGGATATTGGTCTCTTATGAATTCATCATAAGCGGGCTGTTCGCCTTCTTCCCGAGCTATTAAATACTCTTGATCTAGAGGATTGTCTCCATATAGGTAGCTAAGCCAGCTAGCTTGTCCTTCTTGTCCAACGCCTTCATTCTGAAGATACAGTGCATCGGCAGGAGTTATAAAACCATCGCCATTAATATCTAACGCAGGAGCCTGAGCAGCAGGAATTGCATTCCCTTCGCCACCGTCCTGAAGCATCTTGTAAATGTTTGCCAGTTTACCCTGGGGAGTCGCAACTCCAGTCTCAACAGCTTCTGCAGCAGCGTCAACGTAATCGGTAAACTTAGTATAAGAACCGTCGGCAGTAAGAGTTTGGCCTAGTTGTAGGCCAGTATCCATATCCCTTGCTTTTTGGAAAGCCTCTTCCAAGATTCCCTTGGTCTGCTTTTCCGTATTCTTAAAAGAATCTGCACCAACACCAGTCTGACCGGATCGCACAGAGAATCCCATCTTCTGTGGATCTTCTTTGTCTCGTGTATCAAGATCACCGCCGAAGGTTTGTTTTTTACGTTGAAGGCTATTCAGGAAATCCTGAGTAACCATCCCCATGCTAATATCTTGGGCTGAGAACTGATCGTCTTGGCCCTCTTGGAGGGCAGCACCTTGGTTAATTCGATCAAATAACTTCCCGAGTCTTTCATCGGTGAGTCCACCCCATGTTTTACTTGCCATTGATAGACTCCGTGTTTTATCTGTTAGGTGCTAAAGCTCTGAATAAAGGCCCACCTACTTGTCCTGATACAAATTCATCTAGTTGAGTTCCCATTGGAACTTCCTCACTCCAACCAGCAGCTCCGCCACCTTCCATGTCGTAGAATCCGAAAGGTGGATGCTCGATTGTTGGAGGCGGTTCAAATTCAAAATCGCTCAATCCCGGCAACTCGGGAACTGGTGATAGCAAAGGAGGGAAATTGATGGGGGGAAGAGGGGGAATGGGGGCCGGGAAAATGGGCGGGAAAGGTTGATGGTAATTCCCTCCTCCTAACGGAGGTTCGCCAAATATCGGAGGCTGGCTCGTTGGTGTATGAGGGCCTGTGGGGCCTGTGGGGCCTGGCCCTGTGGGGCCTGTGGGGCCTGGCCCTGTGGGGCCTGTGGGGCCTATGGGTGGATCACCGCCACCAGGTAGGGGCGGATCCGGATACACTGGAGGATCGCCAGTTGGTGTATCATCTACATCATCACCTTCGCCTTCGTCCCACATTTGACCATAATACCACTCCCACCAAGGATCATTAGGATCTATAGCGCTAGTGGGTGCAGTAGTAGTGGTGTTACCAAATCCAGAAAGTCCCATTTCTTATTCCTTATATGTTTGGCATTGAGGGCATTTCAGGGAATAGACCACCTAAATTGTCCATGAGTTGCGAACCAATAGAAGAGTATATACCTACTGCGTTATTTCTTAATCTATCCTCAGCGTTCTTAATTCTGCGATTAATATCGGCATCTTTGACAACATTGTTAAAGCGATCTCCGTAAGACTTGAGCAGCGTATCTCGCTGAGTATTTAATGCGTTAGCCTGACCTGCAGTATGTCGTTGCAGAAGTTCGTTCCCTAACTTGGTTCCTTGAGGAGTCCATTGAGACCTGCCTCTTTGAACAAGGGCATTGCCAATATCTCCACCTGCTCCTGCTTGGTTAACTCGATTGGCCAACACTCGGTTAATGTGCGGATCTCGAATTGGACGGAAATTGCCTACTCCCGTTTGAAGAGCAGCCACATCGCTTATATCTTGAGTTGACTGTGTGCCATCTACATTCTGCACTTTTGGTATCAGTCCTCCCAAGGCTTGCCCTAGGCCACCCATTGCGCCTCCAAAGACATCAGCCATCTGGCCGAACATGCCATCGGGGCCCATCATTTGACCCATGACCTCTTTCCAGTCTTTCCGTCTATTGTCGTAAATATCAAACCAACGATCCATCCAGGCGCTTTGCCGGTTGAATTCATCATTGTAACGCATTCGGTTCCAGTTATCGTCGTAGTTCTGGCGCATCCGTGCCATCACCCAATCCGCAAGGCCGCCCATTTTATTGAAGCCTTGCCACATCCAGTCGGCGTAAAGATTGCCAAATGGATTCATTCCCTGAAGTTGCTGCAAATACCGCATGTAGTCCCAGTAGTTCATGCCGCCACCGCCGGGCCCACCTTGGATCCAGCGATCGTTTTGCTGCTGCTGGGCATTTTGCATGTTTAGCTGATTTGCCATGAACTGCTGGTACTCTTCCAGCGTCATGCCAAACATAGCCGCCTCTTGTCGCATTTGGTCTACTTGCTGAGGATTGATTGACATACTAACCTACCTTATTCTTTGAGTTATCTAGTCTTTCGTATGTGGCTACATAAACATAGGGAGGAACTGTAGCCGCTGAAGGACTTCCACTTCCAGAAGCGCCTGTAAAGTTCACGCTAATCGTTCCTAAATCTACACCCGAATCTCCTGTTGGAGTTCCGGTAATAACAGTAACTGTACTTTCGCTGCCTGTACCAATGGTTGTTTCACTTAAAGTGTGGCTGTGATTTCCAATGCCATTAGCTGTGATTGTGCCTTCTATTGTTAGGTTGCTGGAGGCTGAACCACCAGAATTTCCGGCATCACTGCTTGAATTCCATTGTCGCAAAAACTTGTCTCTTCCGTCTATACCAGAGCCGCCTTTTGCAACTGTATTATCAGTTCCGTTGACAAGACCCCAGCCTGAAAGGGCGTTCTCTATTCGAGTGCTATTAATGACGGTTCCTATCATGAAATCACCGTACCCAGAAGCGATGTAATGGTCGCCGTCGGCAGGGCTGTAAGTAATAACATCTCCTGCTACAACATTTGGATCCTGGGAAGGTGCTACAGGTAAAAATATTTTCTTTAAGTCCCCGGTGACATTAGCTCCAGAGGGGCCATCGCAATCTTTAGCGTAAACATATGCTGTTCCACCGCCTTGGCTGGGAGGAATGCTATCATATTCCCAATTTGTCTCGCATTTTGCCCACTTAGCTGCCCTTATGTGCGTTCCCTCTAGAGTCCCTGTAATTTTAACTGTCCCATTGTGCTCTAAATCCACATCTGGGTTAGTTAAAATGCTCTTTAGAACGTGTACTTGAGATATAGGCATCCCTTCTTCGATAAGGCGATCAAACTGTACGGCGTGTTTACTGTACATTAATCCTCAACCCCCGTAATTTCGAGAGATTGAATGATTGGGGTATATGTAGCCGAATGTCCTCGTATTTCTACTGCAACCTGATGGTCTGCATATGCCATTAGCGAAGACATTCCATCAAAATTAAATCTTTCCTTGCCAGTAGACTCCTGGAGGGCACTGTTATTTTTATTCATATGTACAACAACGTCTTCTCTGTTGTCATATTCGATTTCAATGCCATCTCCTAGGTGTTGGGCGATTTCAAACTGATTAGGCGAATCGTCATTGTTGTAGTAAAACCTCATGTCCATGTCCAATTCGCCATCGAGAGGCTCAAACTTAACAATAAGCTCCCTATCCTCCCTTTCTTCGGACTCATTGAACGTAAATGTTCCAGTCTTAAGTCTCCAAGGGATTGCGCCTACTGAATAGGTGCTTGTTGTGTCTGGATTGGTAGTCCATGCCGCTACTCCAATGGTATTAGAGGACGCACTTGTTATAGTTCTGTACTGCCCTTTACCTTTACCCCCTGTAATGTACACAAAAGCACCAATTACAGCGGAAGTGAACGTCTTAGAAGTATCTACCAAGGTAGTTGACGTTGATGAAGTAGCAGTCCCTGAAATTTCTGTAGAAACAACATCCATAGATCCCTCATCCGTGAGGTATATCTTTTCATTTTCAGAGCTAAGAACAAGCCTTGTTTGGCCATCCTTTTCGATTGAAGATGCGTCTGTAATCTGCACCGGATACTTCATTGGATCGAAAGATTCTCGGTTAATATTGTAAACCAAAGCTCTTGTTGGAAAGCTCCCGCTATCACCAACGAAAGATACGAAGAAATAGACCTTTTCTCTAGTTCTGTCACATTTAACTATAAAATTGGAAGATTTAGTAAAGTCTATCTTATCTCCTGAACTGCCAGGTCTAAAAAGATTTTGTATCGTATCTGTAATGCTAGTAGATTCCGAACCACTAAAGCGGTAACAGCCGGATTCATCCATTAAATAGGCTTCGTTTGAATAATAATCCCAACAATTATTGTTGCACGCCCCTCTGTCATCCAAGTATCGGATAGAACCATCTTTAATCGGATCTTGGCTATAACTTAATGCGTACTTGTGTCTTTGGGAAAACAGGTAAAGGTATGGGCCGAAGGGCATTGCACCTATAATGTCGTCGTCATCGCCTGAATTTTCCTGCACAATGATTGCGTTGCTGTCGGGAACACTCTCAGGTTCGTCCTGGTAAGAATAATATAATATTCTCCTCCTGGATTTCTCGGGAGCAATGATATAAGTTCTGCCAGCATCTGCCGCTATTGCAGCACCAAGGGGTGTTTCAATATCAATACTTGTGGCACTGGTAAAAGCGGTTATTTTAACTGCTTTGTTGGTGTTGGCTACCTCTACATAACGCCCTACCATTTCCTCAGTCCAATCCGTACCAATGCCTGTCAGTGTTTTACCGTCTGAGCCGGCATTATGGATTGTGCCTTTGTCGTATTTGACGATCCCAAAATAAAAATATCTATCCTGGAACATAACACAGTAAGCCATGTCATCTGGCGGAGGAACAAACCTACGAGCTACGATAGTATTGTCCATAGGGGGATTGACGACAACTAAGAGTATATTCTCTCCCTCTGAAAGGTTTAATGTGTCATCATCTACGTTGTCCACATATCCGTTATAACCCCAAGAACCACCTGATCCTGAGTGACCTCCTCCGGTAGAGCTTGTAGCTGTAGTTATTGTGGTTGCCGTTACCGCAGTAACTTCGTGTGTCGCATTGTCTGCAGCCACCGAACTTCCGGTAACAGTCATCTTCTGGCCAACAACAGCATTGTGACCCTCAGGAACTGTGAATTTTATTTTTCCGCCATCGTCAGCGGAGCTTGTGATGTTTCCGTTGATAGCAAATGTGGCGATCTTAAAATAAACATTAGTAACACCAGCTGTAGTTCTCCAAAGCTCAATCATATCCACTCGGGACTCTGGCGAAGTATCTAACGCACCCCACGTTAACTGATCCGAAGTTAATGCTTCGACCTTCGTTCCAGTAGTTAAGCTACTGTAAACCGGAGTCGATTGATTATCAACGTAACGATAGGCACATAGGTAATCGCCTTTAGTAGTCCCGAGACCGTCCTTTGAGCAAGCACCCCCACCCGCGTAAGAACCGTTAAAGGTTAAATCATCTACATCAAATTGTGTTGTACTGGTAACTGTAACCTTGTGTTTCTTCCCATTCAGGTCTCCAGCCATTGCCCCTGTAGAAGTTATGTTCCCAATAAGAACATAATCTCCAGTAGTAAAGCCATGTGCTGTTCCTGTGGTTACACGGTACTCATTACTTCCGCTATTAACTACTCCCGATATAAGAGTAATGGATGCCCTTGTGATAGTTGGGGTAGTTGTTGGAGGTTTAATACCTAAGTCTAACGCCGTACTAGACACTCCATCCCAAATAAATCCCCTATTAAGACCGTTCACGCCAATGATCTCACCTTTGCGAGTCTTGCAAAAGCACATTTTCTGGAACGTGTTATACCCTGTTTTTATTTGAGTGGTTGTTGAGAATGTTGCAGGCTGAATCCCCTTGCGAGGGCTTAGCTCCCCAAGGACTGACGTTACCACGTTCTCCTGCTCTTTAGATGCACCTGCAGGTACATCTGCAGGGTCAGCGTCAGTTATTAGTCCTTTGAAGTTAGATATTTTTGCCATTCTAGCTGCTCGTTGTTATATGACCATCCAGGTGTGTAAACAAATAGTCGTAGCGAGAGTACCGAGAGCCTATAGCACTACCAATTCTTGACTCAGATTCCAAGGCTCTACGCAATTCTAAGTCTGCAACCTTTCTAGCCTGAACAGTACCTCTCTGGTCATTGGAGAATCTAGCCATCCGGTACTCAATCTGAGCCTTAAACGCTTCGAGCATCGTGTCTGACATATCAATCGGGTCAGAGATAATTATTTTTGATGACGAATGATTATCAACTAATGCCCCAGAAAGCGTGACAGTTGTACCAGAGAGGCCAATAATTTCGTGCTGTTCGGTATAAGGGTTATTTCCTGAGAGGCCAGTGGCTAAAGTGCCATCGGAAGTCAACCGTATAACAGAACCAACCATGGAAGACGGGAGAGCAGTTGAGGTGGTTAGAGTAGTGTTACCACTAGAGCCTGATGCTGTGTAAGTTCTTGCTTTTGTCTCCGTTCCTGCCCAACGAAGAGTTCTAGGCTTTCTTCTATACACAAACATCAGAGGCTCAGAGGTATCAGGGCTTGGGTCTACCCACAAAGACCACCTATTCATCTCATGGGGATCTTTCATGATCGTCCATGCCCATGGCTGACCGGAACCGCTAAGATATGACTCTCGCTGCTGCCATTCAGTAGGGGTAATGTAATAAGTGAGCCAGTTGCTTTCCATGACGGCGACATCATAAAGCCTCCATAGATCATCTGGGAGCTGGTAAATGCTCCTAACCAGCTCATAGCTAGTCGCAGATAGATCTCCAGTAGGTGCTAGGTCGCCTAAGGTCAGGACAGTATTACTATCCCTGCTTTTCACATTGTAAATGTCATCGCCTATCTTGAGTCGGCCATACTTGGCCCAAGTAGGCCACGACTTGCTTCCATCAGTTAGTGTCAGTGCCTTAGAGGTAGCATTGTATGTTACTGTGCTTTCCTTGTAGCCAGTAGTCATATCTATACGGCCTTCATCCATATAGTATTGCCACTCATTACCCATGGAAATATCACGATAAGATCCCTGTATGACTTCTTTGTGCATACGAAGATCTTTTGTTCTAGCACCACCATCCAAAAGGGATGTCATGTAGTGCAGTATATCTTCATAGGTTAAGACTGTTTCTGATACTGATGACATTTATCATCTCCAATTTTGTCTATTTATATCTTTTACTAACTTCAGGATTTGATCTCTAGACATAGATCTAACATCAATCTTCTTCCCAGTCGCTCTAGAATATTCATCTAGCATCTTCAAGATAGCAACAAACCTTCTTGGATCTTCACTCTGCAGTTCTTCCCAGCCACGAACACCGCCGGTTTCTGGGTCATAGGCAGGACTATCTAATTGTGGAGGCCCCCACTCACCTGCCTCTGCTTTTTCTCGGCGCCTCTCTTCTAGGTCTGCAACTATTTGGTCAGCCTTTCTTTTAACAGCTTCTTCATAGGTTAAGATGTCAGAACCGGGAGCAGGAGGTGAAGTGGGATCATACTGAGGTGCAGACGGTGCTGCAGCCTCTAACTGATCTAAGAGACCTCTTCGGCGATTAAGGGTTTCTTCCTCAGCTTGACGGACAGGATTATTTTGATCCCTGATCTTACCTTGGCGAATTGCTTCGAGTTCTCGCATTTCAGCAATCTTACGTTCTCTTTCTTGCTGAGCTTCGTTGAACCCTCTGACTTTATTGTATGCGTCTTGCAATGGCGGTAAATATTCATTGGTTATGTGGGTAAGTGCACCAGCGCCTTGATTAAGCAGGTTCCTGATAAGACCTTCCTTTGCAGGCCTTGCTGCTTGCTCTTCTGGTGTCATCCATCCGCGAGCACCCACATTAGAACCAAATAGATCCTCGATTACTCCTCCTGCTGCGGCTGGTATATTAAGAATAGGCTTAGTTACATCTTCATGAAATTGTTCAGCAAAGGCTTCTTCCATAATCCCTTGCCCAGATTGAGGACGACCTAGAGGCTGCTTATCTCCGAAACCCTGTATGTCGTCATGTAAGGCCATTTCGCCTTCGACTGTTTGGAGTGCGGCTTCTCCCTTGCCGCCTCTTTTTTCCCTTGCTGTTAACTTACGAATCTTTGTTCCGTCCCATGTATGCGTGGCTGGTGAATACGTTACTCCGTTATAATCGCTTCCCGGAGCATCAATCATGTATCTAGGACGGCCTTGTTTATCTTCTATAGGAATAATAGTGCCTACTACATTACCTCGGCGGTCTCTTACTTCTTGAGTTACCAGTTCTCCTTCAACAATAGTTCCATCAGGATCCATCATGTCGGGGCGGTAGAAGCCTCCCAGCTCTAACTCTTCCTGTTTCATAGCCTCCACTCGGGCATCTTGATCTCTTCTGATTTTTTCTTTGCGGGACTTTTTAGTTGGCCCTTTGTACTCAGGAAGGAATCTGCCTGTATTTGGATTTACAGGTACATTGTTCTCAAAGTTTTCAATATTGCCTTCAAGGAACTCTCTTTCATGTGGCTTCAGTGTGGTACTGGGATGACCATAGGCAATATTTACATTGCCAGTTGGGAAATCATTTGGTCTATAAATAGAGCCGCCTGGGGTTATAGCAGCGTCGCTAGGAACAGCAAGCCGTGGATCATTCCACTCATTATAATTAGGGTCTATGCCTGCTTCCCTTATTGCCTGATCCCGCCCCTCAGCTTGAAGTCGTCTTATTTCATCCAGTCTTGCACGAGTAGCCGCCATCTTAGCCATCATTATGTCGTTAGGCGTAGGCTGTATAATTCCTGAAGGCTGAGCAAGCATTGCTCCCTGTGGAGTCATACCTGGAGGCAAGGCATCCATAGGAATAGTGGGCATAGCGGGGTGCTGCGGGGGCATTCCGTGTGGCCCCATAGGGGAGCCACCGATAGGCATTCCGATTGGATTAACCATTATTTCTTTCCTTTGGTATGTTTGTTAATGACTTTTTCTTTAACCTCTTTTAGTTTCTCGGGATTTTTTCTAACAGCTTCTGCGAGGCTAGGATCTTTCTTAAGCTCTTTTGCGGTGTACTCATGGACGAGGTCATCAGCCATTCGTTTTCGCTTCTTAAATTCTCGCTCAGGCGCTTTGTAATTTACACCACCTGTAGCACTAAGCCCTTTAGCTTTAAGTGCTGTACGGACATCATCTTGAGTAGATACCCAGGCCATTGGGTCATTAGGCCTTCCTAGTCCACCGATGTATTTTTTGCCTTGGGTTGATATGCCAGACTCTTTGGCAATTCTGTGCAATGCTTCAGCACAGTTATGAGAAAGACTATCCGCCCAATGTTGCTGGCCTTCAAGGAAAGCTCGTTCAGTTCCTTTAGCTCCAGCAGGACGTTGCATTGCAAGCATAGCAGCAAAGCCAGGGTTATTTCCTTCAGATATTAAATGTTCGTAGAAATCTACCCTACCTGCTTCTTCACACTGCTTGCGATACCGTTCGTAATCTTTATGAGTCATTGGTCTGTTGGGCCTTTCGTCTTTCTGCTTCACTCTTTGCTTTCATGAATTCAAGCTCCATTTGGTGACGCTCTCTTTCCTGAGCCATCTCCTGCTGGTGCTTTTCTGAATCCTGTCGCATTTCTTGGATATGGATTTGCTGTTCGAGCTGAATCTTCTGGCTTTCTATTTGGGATTTAGTAGCAGCTATACGAGCAGACTCATCGCCCTGTCGCTGCTTAGCCCGAATTTCTTCTTGCTTTGCTTCAGACTCAGCCTTCTTCATTTGCATTTCTTGCTGTTTAATCTGAAGTTCAGCTTGCTTAGCCTGCATCTCCATCTGCATTTTCTGCTGTTCCATTTGCATCTGCTGCTGTTGCATTTGTTGCTGCATCTGCTGAGCTTGCTCTTCTGGATTAGGTTTACCTTGCTGTGCTTGTTCTTCCTGCTGTTTTATTTCAGCCATATTGATTAAGTAAGGCTCAGCATCTAGCTCGTTAGCCTTAGCCCAATCCCGTACAAATGAGTTGTAAGGCTGGTCAATCCCCATCTGGACGAATTGCTGTAGCATTGGCATTACAATCTGGCCAAATTCATTTAGCTGACGAACACGATTTGTTTTGTTAGGCTTACGAGCAGATCCTGCTTCAATCCTATAATCAAAATCCATTACAGTGCGCTCAAATTCTTGCGACTGTATTCGCTGTTCCCAGATTAACGCACCGACATCACCAAGAATAGGTTGAACGTCCTGTCCGCTTAATGACCATTCAGCAGCTTCCATCTCTTTCATGGCACAGTGGCTAAGCCAGTCTTCCACTCTACTTGCCATGTCGTCAGGACGCACTGACACGTTCTGGTTGCGTACATCAGCTTCTGTGGCAGAACGTATCTGCGTACCTCCTGAAAGGCCGTATAGGAGTTCTGTGAGCCCTGTACGCTTATCTATCAGGTCTAATACTTCAGACACCATTCTCCAGATGTCTACATTAAATGCAGGTGCATCGAGAAAAGAAACTACATCTGATACACGCTGTCCAAATATCTCGCTAATTTCGATTACTGTGTATGGCCCCATGCCAGATTTGATCTGATCCTGGATCTCTGCTCCAGCCGCTTTAGCGATAGCTACATAGGTAGTAGAAGCAGCTGCTACCTTGTCAGCAAGGAATGACATACACCAGTTCACAAACCGCAATTCCCCAATCGCAGGTTTAATCAATGAAATAGGCCAGACCTCTTTTGGTTTTTCGTAAAAGTGCAGCTTGCTAAATGGCCAACCACCATCCGTCCAGAATGGAATAGGCCATTGAGATCGCATGAACATTTCTTCGGGATCTGCTGTCAACACTTCGGGAGGCATGTTCAAAGGAAAAGGGCAGTCATCGCAAACAGCGATATAACAAAAATCCCCGAACTGTTCGTAATCAAAGTTCTCTTCGATGTCTTTAGTAATGCCGCCTTTTCGCAGCCGATTCCCAAATCCACCCTTTGAATAAACTTGCCAGTATTCAATCAGATCGTAAGACTCTCCTTTTCTTTTCGACTCAGAGTCTTCTCTATTTTTTGCTTTTATCTCAGCTTGCTTGTTGGCTGAGGATTTATTTCCGCGAATCCTATCTTCGAGGCCATACTCCCTCTCTACTTTCCATAAAGGCTGGACAACCCTTCTAGCAATCCACTGTACATCATCCCAGTATTGGGCATCTGGGTCGATGACTACATCATCAACCGAAACGTAAACGCTTCTAGGCTTTCGTATTGCAGAACCTTGTGCCTGAACCATCTCTGTCCACAAGAAAGACATGCCTTTAATAATGGCCTCGTTAATAGCCATTCGTGCTTGTTCTTTTTTGTCGGTTTCCTGCTGAAGCCAGTTGAGATAATGCTCTTTAAGTTTAGCGTAGTTACGCTTAGTGAAGTCTTGCTGATCCTGCTGATAGATAACTTGCTGTGCCTGCTGCACGCTTTGCTGATCTTGAGGATCTACTCCAAGCATCGCTGGTTCTATCTTGGGCAGAACCTTGGGTGTAACTTGGATTGTTGGATTTCGGTGATAAAGCACAGGGCCAAATAACGCAACGGCCTCAAACACTCTATTGACTGTCATGCGAAAAGTGGGGAGAGCTCCTTTGACTCCCTTCTGAAGAAAGCCCTCATCACCTTTTGCGTATTCACCCTTCCACATGAAATCATGGGAGCCATCAAAGAACTGCATAGCTTCTTTGGCGTATTTCCCGAAACGCTCACGCTTCTGGTCTTTAGCACGCTTTATCTTCTCCATCCATTGAGACACTATAGGCCTGAATGGATGGTTTTGTTCACTATGCTGTTCCATGGTTATTCCTTTGGAGGGTATATCTTAGGATGTAGTGGATTCGCTTTTCTTGCGTCTACGGCTGACTGTCTTAGCTGCCGTATGTTCAAGAGCTTCGATTCTAGACTTAAGCTCTTGGCGTTCTTTCTCCAATCGCTTCCATTCATCCGAAAAGTCCCATGACCCGTTTTCTCTATGGTCATTGTTCCATTCAAGTTTTGGGTCATCGACATGCCTTACACCTTCAAACACTCTACCATCTGCAGTCCGCAACATCACATTACGTCCTGTTCTGGAAACTCTTACGATCCAAGCTAGTCTTGGTTCGTTAGTATTGTGGGCTGCGTGAAAGAAAACTGCGGTGCCTTCCAACACTTTGGGCATATCAAAATCTAAAGATGTGTTATACATTTCTTCGGTAATGGGATTATTCATTACTACTCTCCTTGAGGGCCTAGGTTAATAAAGTCAGGACTAAGACCACGCTTTCTTGCTCTTCTTTGTGCGCTGCGCTTCTTTCGTCCGTTTAGTATTTGTTTTATAGCGGTTGATGTTTTTTTCTTTGTTCGGGGCTTAACATATTTTAATCCATGAGCCGCTGCATATTCTAGTGTTTCTATAGCATGGCAGTTTCCACGGCGATTACCTTCGTCTGTAACAAAGCCATTTATCGTCTTTTTCTTAAACCTATTAAATTCCCTGCAGAGATTGGGGCATCTAGGAACAACGACAAGGAGCTTAGTTGTACCATTTGGGCGTATATTAATCCATGTACGCAACTTCATTTCTCGGCCAGGAACATCATCAGAACCACTGAGAAAGCCATGGTTAGTGATATTGCTTTTAACATTATGCTTTTTGAGTTCTTTTGTATACTGCACACGAGGAAGAACACCGGTACCAATTTCTCTAATTCGACCACCGTGGGCATCGATAATAAAGGCCTCAAACTGATCTTCTCTTGTTTTCTGGCTTACCATAGCACCAAACTTCGCCGCTGTACAGTTTTTGATATATAGCTCATCATATACAACAACATGATCGCCAAGCACGCTTGGTGGCACGGCATAGAAAGTAACAGCGCAAACAGAGTGGCCCGGGTCAACGACCATGTACCTCGTCCAGTCAGAGCCCGGAACTCCATTATTCTCACTAAGGTACTTCTGGATAGGCGTTCTGGGATCTTCAAATTTAATCGCATTGTGAACATCCTTAGAAAAATTAGGGTACATGAGAACACTATCGGTAACCAACTCACCCATAGCTCTTTTTCTAAATTCATCCTCCCCTTTAGCTTTCCACCTTTTAATATTCTCCTGTTTGACTTGTTCCGGCATAAAAGGGTTGTCGAAAATCGTTGCTCGTATAACCTGAGTAGATGGGTTGTCTTGCCCCATCTCATCTTCGGCTCGCTCGGCTAAATTAACTAAAGCATCATTCTTAGAGTGGGGCAACGCAGACCATCTCAGCTTTCCATCACGCATAGACAGACGAGCGATCATTTCGTCATACCATTCGGCACGCTCAAGGTCTTCATCTATATGTACTAAATCGGCCTGGAATCCCTGAGAAGGGTCTCCCTTAGAACCCATGGCATAGATAGTCCAGCCATTGTGAAGTTCGCAAATCTCGAAGACATGTTGGGCCCGTTTCTTCCATGCGAATTGTTTTATAAATCTTTCGGGGATCAGTGGAGGTGCGGGCTTTGCTTCTGCCTTACGCTCCCAGTCCTCTGTAATCCAAGGCTTCCACGCTCTCCACTTACCTGTGGTGTGATCTTGAATGATCTTAAACGCACCTTCGCGGAAAAGGTACTTGTGGATAGTTCTTCCAATATGTCCTTCGTCCATACCAAGGCAAACCATAATGCCATTCTCTTTGGGGTACTTTTCGTATGGATCTTGTCCGGTTGCTGCTCTAGCATCTTCAACAAAGGCCGCTAAAGATTTGCCAACTTGGTTGCCTGCCTGAAGCAGTATTTCTTTGGCGTGAGAAGAATGATACCTATCCTGAAAAGGAAGTGGTTCATACAAACGAAGTGCCTCAGACTCTCGCTTGACCTTTTCAGCATAAAGTTCGCGGAGTTCTTTTTTCTGATGTTCCGTAATGGAACTGAGAATATCATTTGCTTTCTGTGGGTTTGTCATCAGCAGGTATTATTTTATGCAGGATGCTAATGTCAGGGTCTATGAAGCTCTGGAATGACTCTTGTATTTCTTTGTCTAGCTCTTCATTAGTAAGCTCTTCAAGTGACTTCTGTGCTGCACCCGACTCGGAAACTTTAATATTTAATCTTAGCACAGCTTCTAGGATCCTCTGCCTTTGCAAACTTCCTGGAGCTGCTTTGTAAAATGTGGACATGACTTGCTGTGAAAATCCACCGGGGCCACCAAAGGCTTCCATTATTTTCTGGAATGTTTCCGCCATATGAGGAACACTGGAACCGCCTTTGCTCATATTATCAAGCAAGTCGATTCCAGCGTCTTCTATCTTGGAAACTCTATCATCCAGTTTCTTCCTTCGGTTCTTCTCAACCTCTTCAGCTCTACACATCTTGCAGGTGGAACGAAATCCATCATGAGCAGAATTATCCCGATGCCAGAATTCCTTGGTAACGGGATACTCTACTCTACAAGTTGTACATGCTTTTTTTGCCATTATCGCCTCGGAGGCATAGGAGGTTGTCCTGGCGGCATTGGTGGGCCAGGAGGTCTGCCCGGAGGTTGCATCTGTTGTGCGTTAGGAGGTGCCGGATACATTCCGCCAGCCGATACAGACTGTGGAGGTTCTGGCATCTGGCTTAGCATTGGATCAGGGGCTCCGCCTTGAGCTGGCCCCGGAGATGGAGCGCCGCCTGGTGGCATTGGTCGGATATTCCCTTGTTGCATTCCCTGCTGAAGTTGAGCACTAGCTTGAGTAAGATCCTGTGGCCCACCCTGCATCGGAGGTTGTCCAGGCGGCATACCTTGCTGTCCGCCCATTTCCTGTTGGATTTGTTGTGGACTTAGCATTTCGGTAACTTCACCTTGTGGGCCTTCTCGACCTACCATAATCATTCCTTGAGCTACGAGCTCAATCATCTGGGGATCAAGCTGAACCCCGCTTTCCAAAGGAGTTCCCTCTGGTGGTGCTTGGGGATTCATTTGAGCCAGAGCTGGCCCAGCATATACTGTAAACATTCTTATCTCCAAAAATCTGGCATTGTTGTCTGCTGACCAGGGAGATTGAACGAAGGTATATCACTTCCTTCTCCTTCAGCGTCCCCAAAGTGAGCTTGGTCTTCTGAGTCTATCATATCAGATGGGGTCTTAAGACCCACAGTGAAATTTTTATTTGTGCTAAAACTTGTTGGGGATGTTTCTAGATTACCAACCTGAGACTCCTGTGACCCAAACACCTCAGAACTTTCTTCTTCCCCTGCTCCTGGCCACAGATGTCTAAACTCATCGGTGTCCCACAAGTCCCATACAGCTTTATAGAAATCCTGCTGCCTATTAAATCCAGCATTGCGTTGCCACCTCTTGGGGCTACGCTTCCACCGACCCCAGTTTCCGTGGAAGTAATCCCATCCCCACTGGGCTGGCCCTTTGTCTCCTTTGAACCCCCAAAGATCAGCAAACCCTTTTCTGCTAGGATCTCCCTCAACTTCGTCTTTGAATTCAGACCAGTTGTAGTTATTCCCGCCCCTGAAAGGCTTTACTTTTTTGAGTGCCATTTATTTTACTCCTAAAACACGATAACCGGGCTCCCCGAAGGGAACCCGGCATCGCACCCAAGACCCTACACTTCCCGAAGGAGGTGTACTTAATGGCTGTACAGCCGGGTATTAAGATTAGAGTGGTACTGTAACTGCTACAAGAACAGCTGCATCGTCACCACTGCAAGCATCTAGACCAATACCAATAGGTCGGACGTTAGCTGCATCAGCATTCAGGACTTTTCCTGATGCTGCTGCAACAAGGCTTCCGCCAGCGGTAGTGGCTGCACCACCGATAACAGGAACAACACCGCCAATGATAACCCAGAATAGGTCATTCTTTTCGACTTGAGTTGTACCAAGTTCTGGGTCACCGACACCAGCGAAATCATCTTCGCCATTAGTTACGGCTGTAACAGAACTCAAAACCTTACGGCCTGCCTTGCTATGATCGAATTCTACACAGAATCCTCCTAAAGCATTGGCTACCGTCAGTTTTCCATCATAGGTATTGCGAACACAAATAGCCCGAATTGGAATTCCACTGCGTCGTGCTTTATTTCCACGAACAGATGGAGTTCGGTCTACGTCTGGGAAAGTAAAGATTGCACCTTCCCAGTGCTCATTAATTAAAGTCGTTCCATCGTTATCTTTAGTCCCTTGAAGGGTTTCACCAAGATCGAATGGAGGATCTACATGAATCATAATTATGATTCCTTTCCTAAAAGGGGTTTAGCTAAGCTCTTGCAACTTAAAGAAGTTACGAGGTGAACTGAACTTCAAGTTAGACAATGTTGAAACAACAGCATTGAATGCTTGGCTATGAATATCATACTCAGGGCCTTCAGATCGAAGGAGAGATTCATCCATAGATTTCAATTCGATGTTGTCGTAGTTCATACCGTAACCAACGCTATCAGGTACAGCAGCTTCCCAAGAGACTTCAATGCCGTCAAAGTTAACAACATTCTTAAAGCCGAGAGCACGCAACTGATGTTCACTGGAAACCTGGATACGTTCTTTGTCATCCAGTAAGTTTAGCAATTCCATATAGAAGTTTCGAGCTAACATAATGTTAGTGATCTGACCCTTCTGGCTGGTATTACGCTGAGCGTGGATGATAGCAAAACGCATAGCTTCATGACCCTGATTAGCCCAAGTGTGGACTGCACCGGTGACATCATTAAAGCTAGTAGAGTTTACATTGACGATAAGCGGTGACCAGAAATCGTATTCTGGGTCAGCAAGACCATTAGGCCAGCCTGTTCCAGATTCCTGTTCCCCACCGTAGTTACCTAGGTTGGTGATAAGACCGGCATAGGTAGCACCAGGAGCTGCAACATAGTCTGCTCCATCAAAGGCACCAATGGCACCAGAATCCTTATCAACGGTTTTGTTGGTATCGAGAATGGCAAACATAGATTCAAGACCATGCCACCCTTGCTCGTTGCCTGCTTCTTCACCATTTACATAGTATTCTCCACCGAGAGCTTGCTCGATAGAAGTTTCAAGACGTTGAACGAAATTATCAAATACTTTGATGATTCCTTCTTCGCCACGGTTACTGCGGAATTCGCGGTAGTACATAGAGTCCGTAGCTTGATAACCACGGTATTCCATATTTGCGTGTTTCCACAAGTTTTTACGGGAAAAGTTACGAGCTGTTTCACCAGTATTACCTTCTACTTTGTGTAGACGATATTGAACTGGCCAGTCAAAACCTTCACCGGAGTTGTTGTAGTTTACCCGTCCTGCGGCTTCCAGCAATGCACCCAACTGATAGTTGCGGAGCATGTTCTCCTCAACGTCGCGGATGTGCTTTGCAAGTGTGGTTGCAGCAGTACGAGCAAAAGCTACGGGATTAAAACCTTTATAGGCCATGATCCTCACCTTTCTCTAAAGAAATTAAAATAAACCATCCGACAACGCTTGTTGTCGTAACTTATCACCCGGCGACAGACTCGGGTTTTGCGATACAGGGCTTGGGGCTTCAGGTGGAGCAACACTACCTTCTCGGTTAGGGATATATCCAGCTCCACGCTGAAGATGTCTCATGTTGCGCTCCTGGGCGGCTTGCGCTGCATGAAGTTGTTGGGTCTGGGTTTCCAAACGCCTCTGAGCCAGATCACCGGCCAACAGCTGAGAGGATAGTTCCCATAGCTGATTTGGATCGGTAATTCCTTGCTGGCGTAATGAATGGATGTGTCCTACTACCTGTTGACCTTCTGGAGTCATCACGAGTTGCCCCATTCCGTCACGGAGATATTCTCCTGATGCGGCATCTCGCTCATAAACCCAGTCGGCGTTTCTTTGGTTAATCTCAGCAGCTTGTTTGAACTGATTAGCTTGAAACTGTTGATACTGCTGCTGTTCCATTAAAGCGCCGTATCGGTCAGCAAATAGCTTATCAAACTCCTGCTCTATTACTTTAGGTAGTATCTCTTGGGGATTATCGAGTACATTCTCTCGCCACTTATCTCGATAATTAACATAGTCTTCAGTGGATCTAATGAGTTCTTTTGGTGTATTATTTTTCCAAGTCCAGAACCATTGTCCTGTTTGCGGGTTCCTCTGTTGTACTCGCCAGCGTTTTACTTCATCTTTATCAAACTCAGGAGGAGCCCACCAGCCTTGTGGCTCTTCATACTGCGGTTCCGGCTCTGGCTGCTGCTGCATCTGCTGCATTTGTTGCATGGCAAGATACTGCTGCTGAGCTTGAGCCATTCCCTGCATTTGCTGCATCTGATAAGCCTGTTGCTGCATCTGCTGTTGCATCTGCTGCTTTTGCTTCTCTTGCTCTTCGTAGTAGCTCTGCCATTGCTGATTATAGTCGTAGGCCTGCTTATAAGAATCTAGAAGAGTTTCTTGGGCTTGTTGGGAGTTTTCTACTTCAAAACCCAGCTCCGAGACTTGTTGCTGAAATTCGTTATTCTGCTGTGGGGATTCGTCCCAAACGTCTGAAAAATCTAGCGAGCTATCGCCCTCCGTAGGCGTAGATTCAACCGGAGTATCAAACTGTTCAGTTTGAACCGATTCCTCTGCTGCGTAATTTTCTTGTTCTTCTACTTGAGCTTCCATTTCGTCACTCATAACAACTCTCCTGTAAGGTCTTTGGGCTTGTTACTAACATATTAAAATCTTTAGGGGCGTAACTGCAACCCCTTTAGGTACATATTATTTCCATCCCTCAGATAAAACTCGCAATGAGTTTCCTCCAAGGAACGCTTTAAGGTCTTTGTCTGAATATCTAGGGACTCCAATCGACTTCATTTCGCTGGCTAATCGAGCAGCAATTCTCTGTATTTGACTCATGTCTTCTACGTCATCCGGAGGATCTGTAAAGCCATCAAAATCAGTCCCTATAGCTGTGGCTTCTATGCCACCGACTTTTCTGACATGGCCTACTGTTTTTGCAACATGATCTAAACCTAAGGAGGTGTGGTGGGGAACCAGCCAATAGTTCATCAAAATGGTAGAGATTACACCGCCATTGTCTGCTATCCACTTAATCTCCCAATCTTCCAGGTTGTACATATCATTTTTAATTTCATAAGCACCTGTATGGGAAGCAATGACCTGACACTCGGCATCGTTCGCTTCAGCTAAAGCATATACTTGTGATCGTGCCATTGGGGTCGAGTGAGCCAAATCTACGATAATACCGAGATCAAAACATCTTTCAACAACATCCATGCCGATGCGAGTGAGGCCCTGAGTGGTGTCCCATCTGCCAAGCATCGGATGCCACTTAGCAAACTTAGAAGTATATTCGGGGTAAGGAAATACAGGGTTACTTACAATGTTAGGGTAGAAGTGGGCAAGAGTCAGGTATGCCACACCTCTCTGCTTGAAGTCTAATAGATTTGCCATCACCTCTTTTTTGGCATCTTCGTAGGGAGCATGCTTAAAATCATCTTCTTCTTTGCCGCAAACCTCACCCTGCAGTGAATGGCCACCTTCTACAGCATGAACGATAGCCAAGGCTTTTTCCCTGATTGCCTGTTTTACGTCGCTGTAACATCTACAGATAGCAACGCGTCGATACCAATCCTGATCCCTGTTTTCAATGTTATGCTTAGCGGCCTGCTCCTCTACATCTTGGATTGCAGTAATGGTTGCTTCGTAATACGAATCTGCGCCAAAAATTCGCTTCCATGCACGAGGAGCTAGCCACCTAAGCCAGCGGATGGGTGGAATGTCATCCTGCCATTCCACTTCAGGGATGTAAGCTACAGAGAGGGAAACATCCAATCCCCCCTGTATCATCTTCGGGAAGTCAGCTCTGCTTGTTAGAGGGGAGAATCCACGACTAAAGATCCTCCTGCTATGATGTTTGCAGAGGTCTCTATGGAACAGAGCCGACTTCAACGAAAGATGTGTATGCCAGTCTACCGTTGTGTAAGATTTGATTTTATCAAGATCTCTTCTCATATTAAAGGGCCTGCGCCACTCTCATACCTATTCAACGAATCTTGTAACCTATGGAGCCACTGAGCCCATACATAACTCTTCCACATTAAGATGCCCATGTAAACAGTAACTGAGGTAAAACACGCAGAACCTGTTAATAGGAATATCTTAGCTAATTTACTATCCTTCATCTATACAATCCTTCCTAAAGTTTCATTGGCTCGAAAATAGCGTGTGTTCCTCCTAGAACAACACCGCATCCAACCAAAGGTTTTTGGTTGAACTTCTTACCATATTTCATAGACGCGCTATCGGCATCAACACCACATCCGACATTCATGCCAAATATGATTCGATGCTCATTTGCATAATATGAAACTCCCGCTTGACTGTGTAGATGGCCTTGCACCCACGACTTGAAATGTTCTTTGGCGTTCTTCAGGGCAGCACCTATTCCGGCCTTTCCCCTATCGCCATGTGCGTAGATGACGTTATCAATAACGTGCAATGAGAATCTTGGCTTCCAGTCCCATTTAGGAGTTTCCCATATATCAGCATACTTTCTTATGAGCTGTTCTGGTATCCCTATTGTGGTCGCCTTCCTTCTGGGAAGGGAGTCGTGATTGCCTGTCATTACTACAGCTTTAGGAAATAGCTTGTATAGTTCAGAGACCTGCTTCTTAGCCTTTTCATATTCATCATAGGCACTTGGATCGCTAGGATCCTTTTCGTGGTAGGAGATTGCAGACCAATCAACTACATCGCCTATGTGAACTACTTCCTTGCAGTCCCAAGACTTCTGTATCTCTCTAAGGAAGTCTGTGTATCCATCCAGCATTGCTGGCGCATGCGTGTCACCTATCACAAGCACATTAGCCATTCTCTTCTCCTTTTCTCCATCCCAATTCGTATAAAGCCTTTGCTAGGTCAATCGCACTATCGAACACCCATTCTTCATCGAACATCTTGAAAGCCAAAGCGTGAAGCATTTCATGTATAGAAACCTCCAGTTCCTCCACGCCCTTAAGTCGTTTATCTATAAGTATCTCTGGAGTCTTTTTTCCAGGATGATCGCAAGATCCTCTGCTCTTTCGCAGGAGTGTATAACGTACAGTGTAATTAGTGCCGTTTATAGAAACATTGGTTTTTTTCATAAATCCATTATACGGCTTATTGAAATCTTGACGCCACCGCTGTATCCTGACAAGCTATCCTTTTCTATGCGCATCGGGAGAATGGAGTCTCCCAGACGCGTTTCGTAACTTCGCCAGCGCAATACACGACTAAAGAACTGCTGGGAGTGAGCCTTGTTTCGCAAACGGGAGTGTTCCCCAGTCTCGCCTCTAATACAATAAAGGTGGGAGCCCGAGTTACCGTAGAGTGCGGAAATTATTTCCGAACTCTTTCGTTTTAAGGAATTAACTGAGTCGGGGTGCGCAGATATGAAAAGGTACTACATACTTGTTGAGGCTTACAACCTAGGCCCTGTAAAGGGTGATGTCATGGTTTGGGAGGGCGAATACTGGAACAGTAACGACAAACCCGAGCCTGATCTTTTAGTTCGCTATTTATACGACTACGATGGTTTTTTCTTCATAGTGCCCAAAGAGCATCTGGTAGAATTTGTACCAGCGAAGGAACTGGAGGATCCAGACAAGAAGCACAAGTCCCCAACAGGAAACCAGAAGATCTGGAATATGTACAAAAGAAATAGAATATGAGTGCAAATTGCAGATCCTGCCTATACTGGAGAGAGCCGATGGAAGACAGTAATTGGTCGGAATGTATGCTGACTTCGCCAGAGGCGCATGAAACACTGACTACCCAGGTTATATATATTGCCGGAATAGATGGCGATGGAGATCCCGCATGGTTTCCGCTGGACGATAAAGATACAATAACGGCAATATTACATACCAGAGGTGATTATGGATGCGTGCAGTATGAGCAACGGGAAGACATCTAAATGCCCTAGATGCGACAGCAAAAGACTAAGAAGGTATGGATGCTCATTCGGCAATAGCCCTATCAGAAAATATATACAATGCCTAGAGTGTGGATGGACTAAAGAGTTGACGCGCAAAGAACCACCTGAACACTATGACCATGAAATACAACCATGGGACGTTATTGACGAATGGAAGCTAGACTTCTGGGCTGGAAATGCCTTGAAGTATATATGCAGAGCTGGAAAGAAAGAAGGCAATACAGCAGTGCAGGATTATAAGAAAGCAATTACATACCTAGAGGAATGTATTCGGAGAGATTCCATTGATTGATTTTCTGATCAAAACCCCAGCCGTATTCTTTTTGTTCTCTGCTGCGATGATATTTTTTATTCTGCAAGTAAGGTCTTACAATGAGCTCCAGAAAAAGTTCAAAAAATAAAAACATCGACCGGAGGTCTAAACAAAAGATCGCATCAAACCTGCTCCAGTCTTCGGAGGTAATGGTCTCAACATTGCGTTCGGTTCTGGATGCGTATACTCAAACCGACGAAAGAGAGACACTTTATCTAAGATCGGCATACATGCTTGCAGACAGTATGCACAAAACACTTGCGGAGCTAAACGACATCTATGGCAGATCCAAGACTATTTCTGAGTAACATGAGATATGCGAAGAACGCATTAGAAGCTGCTGCAAATGTTCTCGCACAAGAAGAAGGCAGATCTGAAAACGCTGAATTAAATGCCGTGTGCGTAAGCATCGGGCAAAAAGCAAGAGTCCTCTCCAACATGCTACAAGCTGAAGAGGACTCTATTCTATCTGAAGATTAGATGACTACCATAATATCTTCCAAGGATCTCCTGACGCAGCGAGCCGGGCAAGTTGCTCTGCGGTAGGAGCCCTCCAGCCCATGCTTTGCATGCCACTGCCTTGACCACCGCCTAGACCCCAACCAGGGCCAGCACCGTCACCCCTGCCACCGTGCGGATCTTTCCCTGCTGGGAATGGTTTGTTGCGTCCTTTATTTGCAGGAGACAGTCCGCTTTGACCAAAGCCTCGTCTTTGGCCATCCCTTTTGTCCTGAGGTGGCCATTTCTTTTTCTTTGCCTGAGCTAAGAACCATGGCTTCGTGCCAGGAACTGTAGCTGGATCTACGAACGGCCCTTGGTCATCTGCCCTGCCTCCTGGCCTAGCTGAACGCTTTCCATGCATGGGCTGGGCAACCCAATGCCCAAAGTCTCTTTGCAGTCGGTTATCGTCAGGCATTCTAAATCCAGCGGCTTGGTATTTACCGAAGCTATTTGCTGAATGCTTACGACGCCATTGCTCGAAGCTAGGCACCCCTGAAGCATCATCCATCGGATTGGCTGTTCGCCCAGCGCCTACATTTCTGCCATGGCTAAATGGCAAGGCACCTTGAGAGCGACCTCTGCCCTGCCTTGCCTTCCATTGCTCAAAGCTAGGCTGGCCAGATGTAAGAGCAGAAGTAGCTTGAGGTACCGAAACACCGCCTAGGACAGGAAACCATGATTTCTGTCTTCCCGCCGAATGGCCGGATGTATTCTGACCTGCTGGAGGATCTGGGTGTATCCATCTTCTACGGCGCCAATCAGATGGTTCTGGAATTGGAAACATATCTATTACTCCACTTTGGCCTCGCGCGGCCGCAAAAAAATTTTTGGTGTCTACTTACTAACGATAGAATCGTTCCCATCGCCTTTGATAATCCATCAAGGCTTTCTCTAACGGAGACAGGTTACGCAGCATATTCCGTGCTGCCATCGCACCCTGATCTATCTCCCATGGGTGTTGCCCATAGAAATCCCGTCTGAAGCGGCTATTGTCTCGTTCATTAGAGTGCTGGCCATAGAAATCTCTCCGAGGCCGGCTCTGTCTCTGATTCCGTGAAGGGTTCTTACCCCACCAATTTCCAGCCATTATCGACCTCCCTGTCCTGGACGAGTGGGAAACCCGCCGCCTCTAGGGACATTGAAAGAACCACTCGTCCCATCAAGAGCTCCCTGAAGTGGCGGTGGCGGAATAGGATTACCGAATGGATCTTCCGCAGGAGGCTTATCAAATGGATTACCAGGGGCAGGAGCCTGCCCTCCACCCATTCCTCTACCTGGTGGAAATACAGGTGGTCTCTGTCCTCCATGGCCATCTTCTCTAAGGCCGGGCATTAGTGGCTCACGCATAGGTGGGGCAGGCATAGGTGTTTTGTCACCACGGCCACCTGGGTTTGGGAATGGTGATGGTTCAGGTGGGGCAGGATTCTTAGGCTCGTACCTTGGGATTCGATCTGTTGGATAACCTGGATGCCATGGGCCTGGCAATGGGTTGGCATTCCCTACATACGGATAATCTGGGTGATAAAAATTAGGCCCAGGGGTATATGGCCCAGCCCACTGAGGGTTGTAGTATTCCGGATTAATCGCCTCCATTGGGTCTGGAACAAAGGGGTTATTGTGTCCCATGGGCTCAACCCAATTACCGTGCACTGTTGGCTGGCTCTGGGGGGTCATTATCTTAAAATTAGTTGTCTGTGGAAATCGCGGCATTATTGGATTCCTCCGATTTTACTGGGGTCTGCATACCTTGGCGATTTGTTCCAGTCCTGCTTTGGAATCTGAAATCTAGGTTCCTGAGGTGGTTGTGGAGCTGGCATCTTGCCTAACGGCATTGAATTAGGGAATGTTGGCACCTGATTCGTATTAGCCGTGCCTGGGATAGGCATATTCAGATCCTTTGTTGTGAGAGGAATCTGAGGGGGCATAGGCATCAATTCAGCCTCAAGTGGAGGTATTGGAGCCTCATGAACTGGTGCAGGCGTGATTGGGTATCTTGGGGTCGGAGGATTGAATATCGGCAACCCACTAGTGTCATATCCCGGCAATGGGTTCCATGTCTCCGGCGCTCCTGAATCTATCGGATCTGGAGCGTTTGACCACGGCCCTGTAGGTGATATAGGCCCATGAGTGCCCATTGGCGGTATTCGATTCTCCCAGCCAGGCAAAAAGTCGAATCCAGGCCCCTGATTTAATTTATTTCGCGCTTCTTCGGCCTGTTTCATGCCCTGAGGAGTGTAAGGGTATTTAACACCATTTACTTCTGGCATCGTTGAAATCTCCTGAGAAATTGTTTTATACGTCGTATAGCTCGATTATATAGAAATAAACCAGCTTTATGACAGGTAAACCTGAAATTAAAAGTGCGGAAATTATTTCCGCAGTCTGAGCCATTGCAGGTAAAAAACAAACGCGAGCGACCATTTTGCTGGATTTATGGAGGAGATCGCCGCCTTTTGGCTTAGAAACCTGAAAAAATCTGTGAGTGGGACATTATATATGTCAATCCGCAATGGGGGACGTTGGGGGTGGTCTTTCTTCAAGCAAGTTAGTTAGTAGAGCGTATGGCCAGACGTACAAAAAGAATTGACACACACCCAAGTCGTAGTGTCTCGCTTGCCCCTCGCTAGGCAGTAGGCAAGGGTAATAAGTAAACACAAAGTGTTAACGGTGGGGGGATGATTAATACAGAGTGTGTAGTGAGGGTGTAAGTATCTAAGGAGTATTAGATCATTTAGTAAGTATGTACTAGGAGTAAGTAGAGATGGCTGAAGCAATCATGAGTGTTGGATCAAAGGTAGAGGATGCAGAAGGTGTCACCTATACAGTAATCAACATAACCAATAAGACTGTGCAGTTAGTAGCTGTTGGTAGTAATGAGATGTTGGAGATGTCGCACAAAGAAGTAGAGTCGTGGCTCTTCGGTAAGTAATAGTATTTAGAACTGGGTAGTCAGTCAGTTGTCTTGAATCTCTCGCAAGACTAGACCGTGGGGGTCGAAAGCTGGCTGGCTATTTTATTTAGGAGTAAACAATGGTAACCCTAACAGAAAGAGAAGCACGGGTTGTAGATGAGGCATATAGGTATTTCGTTGAACAAATACATACGCCAACAAAACCCGAGATGTATACATGGACAATCAGGAGGATGAAGAAATACATGATGATTGATTGGCCAATGACTAAAGAACAACTAGGCGTGGTTGATGCAGTAGTGGCATCGCTGCCTTGGGAAGAGGAGACTAAAGATGGTAATGCCGGGTGAATGTGTTAATGACACAAAGACATTATGTTCTGGTTGTAATACAGGACTAGAGATACAGGTGTGCAGCTCAGGTGCTGGATACTACGTTGGTTTCTTCTGTAATCAGTGTGGCCCATACTCACGAGAGTCAGGTTACTACAGATTCAAAGAAGAAGCAGAAATAGCATTAGAAACTAATAACTACTGGAGGATTTAACAATGGAATATGTAGCATTATCAGTGATAAGCATAGCAGCATCCATGTTTGGATTAGCATTGATTTGGGATCTATACAAAACATATAGATACGCCAAAGAAAGCAAAAGGACAGATGTGATATATGTTAAGACAATGGACGGACTACCAATCATAACATGGTCTTTTGAAAGAGGATATGAAGGACTATTAGAGCCCATGCACGTAGAGTGGAATGAGACATATAGACCTAGAGTAGACAACCACTGTACACGATGTGCAAAGCGTTTGTTTGGAGAAGAGTTTGTAGGAGGACAACTCTTAGTAGATGCAGAGAACAACCCATTTTGCGAAGGATGTGGCTATGATTTCTAGAAACATATACATCAGCTTCACAGTAACAGTCAGCGATCCGGTAGGCCAAGAAATAATCATGAGCGTACCAGCAGTAGAAGGTAGATACATAGAAGACCTAATCAATGTCGCCTATGCAATAAGAACCTTAGACGATGACGAAAGAATGGACATAGAAATACGTCCAATAACACCACCGTTTTCAACCAAATTCGATCAAGAAGATCAAAGGCTTCCAATATAAGGAGATTGCAATGGATGCAGTCAAACAAACAATTAAACAAGCATCACTATTCATTAACGTAGCCACAGACTACGCAGACATAGAAGTAGCAAGAAACAACCACGACTGGTTCAAATGTTTCAAATACGCAATCAAATCGTTAATAGAAGAGGAGGGATCGCCAGAAGTAGAAAAGCTAGTGACATTCTGGACTAAAGACCTCATAGAAAAACTGGAGAAAGTAAATGGATAATTTCGCAAAAGCCTGCCAAATGTATACCAAGTATGAAGAAGAGTATCACATAGCACAGGCAGAATCAGGAGCAGATAGAGAACTAGACTATGAAATCACACAGGAGGATGTGAATAACTTTATCAGAAGTAAAGCAGACAAAGAACTAAATCAGCTCATAGAGAAAGGAAAAATAAATATATTCGACTACAAACTAATCACATGGTATCTAGAAGTCTCATATAGGACAGGGATAGAGATGCCATATGTAAGAGAGATAAGAATGGTAGGAAAAGTGTAAGGACAACTGGGTTCTTACATAACTTTTAATCGTCATTTAGGAGATATAAAATGGCAGTTTACAAAGAATTGATGAACGTACCACATCACGATGCTTCAATCGAAGAATGGTACAACGAGACCGCAGTCTACATGCCGAACGCAACAGAACATCACAACGAGTTAGGTGAGTTCGATCCGTTCAAGTACGATGAAGCAGGTAACTTAAAGCATTACCTAGCAGATCAACGGGAAGTAACAGACGATAAGACAGGCAAGAAGCGTAAGCTAAAGCCAACCTATTTTCTGGAAACAGTTAAGGTTCAGTCAAATCAGGTTCCGTATTGCCAGATTATCGAGCAAGTAAACGTCAATGGTATAGAGTTTATTAGGCACGTCAAGACAATGGTGACCCATACACAGAAAGATGGTTCAATCATTGGAATACCTATTGCCTTTAGATTACTTGATCTCGTTGAAGACAAAGAAGATGGATGCTTCAGGTACGAAGCCTTCGATGGTAACATGTGTCCCAAAGAGTATTGGTATACAGCAATTATTCATGGTTGGCATGTATTAGGGCATGGTCGCCACAACACATATGAAACACCCGACAAGAGAATTGTTGTCGGTCTCAAGAACTTCCTCTTTGATACTCATGCTACACCACTGAGAATCATGGGTAGAACTCCATATGAAGGAGTAACGTCCTCAGAATTGAAGGACATCTACGGTTAATCACCAAGTTCTTTCCTCCGAGCATGGATGGTCTGTCTGACAAGATAGGCTGTCCATGCTTATTTTTTTTATTTTGACAAGGACATCTTGTTCATTTTTATTTTTTTATTTAGCGAGCGAGGGGCAAGCTGTCCAGAGGTAGCTTAGACGAAAAACAATTCATCCAGTGGCCGTCTGGCGCCCATCGAAGGGGGGCATATTAATTCAACCACCACTACGAAAGACGCTTTGCTTTTGTGAATTCGCTCCGCGATTCACTTTCGTAGTTTAATAACACAAGGAGATAGAGATGTTGGAATATCAGATCCATGGCGACTATTCAATCGTAAAGTTCAGTAACGGATGGAGTGTATTACACAGGCTATACAAACAACAGAAGATTACCGAGAAGGTAACAGGCGAGCCAGCACTATGCTGGGACTCAATGGACTTAGAGATTTATGACCCAACCGGCAACCGAATGAAATGGCAGGGTGATGGCAAGGATGCACTGTTTGAAGATGTGTGCTGTGGTGAAGACCTAGCTCAGATATATGCACAGGTAGCAAACTTTAAGGATGAAGATATGCCAACCGAAAACATGCTGGAATACTTGAATGACTTCAAGGTGGATATGTCAGACGGTATGAATAAGAGCTGGCTAACTGAAACTGTACGCAAACATGTAAATGAATTAGCAGGACTGGAGTAACCAAATGGACGCAGACCAAATCATGAGCCAGGCAGAGCAAAGTGAAGTCGATGACTACCATGCCTACCTAGACAAGATGGCTGAAAGAGATCAGGAGTATATGGAAATGAAATTCCAAATGCTTTCAGAAGTTAAACCATTAATCAACTGGAGAGAATTTAATGAATAAAGAAACAATCTATGTACTCAGGGTAACAACTGAGGACGAGAACGGAGAGAAAGACACAACAAAATTATTCTTTAGACCAGAGGAGCTGGAGGAAAACAAAATAGTGACATGTCTATCTATGTTAGCAGGATGCTTTCACAACATAGTAGGAATGTCGCAGGGAGTTTACCTGCCAGGTGACGACATCACTGGAAGCAGACCTCTGGATGTCAATGATTTACGCACGCTCTACCTGAGGATGAATGAGCAAGCAGAAATAATTCAAGAAGCATTAGAAAGGGATAGTCAAAATGACCGAACGGAAAAGCACCAACATAATGGGGACGATAGTCCTGTGGAAAGCCAAGAGGACGGAGAAGTATCTGGTGGAGCAAGCACTCCAACAGAATAGCCTTGATAGATTTATGGAAATTCCCAAGGTAAATCCATTCAAGAATATGGAGTATACATTTAGCAAAGCATTTTCCAAGCTAAAGAAATGGTCTGGAGACAAGTCAGATAAACTGCTTGTCGAAGGGCTATGGACTAAATATGCCAAGGATGTCTTCAGAGATAAGTGGCGGATAGGTTATGCAACCAAGGAGATAAACGGCAGGAAAGTTTATAAAGACTTAGCCTGGGTGGATGTTGAATTATCTGATCCAACAGCAGAAGATGGAAGGCCTCGGCCACGTTTCCATCTAACTGCACAGGACATGAAGGATGGTAATCAAACAACCGACACCACTCTCTCAATGTTTAAGCAATTCTTCTATGACATATGGCCTGACGAAGAATATAAATACTCCGCCGCCCAGATGAATAACATCATCCCGGAAATACTTGGTGAGATATTTGAAAAGACAGTTGAGATGGGCCCTAAACTTCTATGGATACATGACCCAGATGAGTTGTTCTCAGGGTACCATGAGATTGCTAAGCTGGCAGACTTTATGGTATTCCATCCAAAGCATGACGCTGAAGGAGTCTCAGCATTATTTAGTCAGGTAAAGAACGACATAAAAACAATGCAGCATGTCCTGGAAAATAAAAGTTCTCAGGACGGTACCGTAAAGGCACTGGCTGAAAAATATAGGAAAGACTTGGCTATATATAAACCCATCTTTGAAGATCTAAAGGAGTTTAATCAGATAGTTAATAAGTCTGAAAGCATTGCTCACGTCTATGACTACGAGCATAAGGTACTAGAAGAGTGTGACGTATTTGACGATATAGAACTATAGGAGAAATAAAATGACAAAGCATCATTCCAGAAGAGAATCCCAAATCAACTGGGAATATTTAATTCCTCCCCAGGTAGGCATACCAACGATGGCATACGGCCCAGCTGGAGTAGGAAAAACAAAAACTTTAGAGACCCTGGCGAAAGCTAGGGAACGGCGTTGGATTAGGACACCCTTACCAGCCAGACAACCAGAAGACGTTGGAGGTTATCCTGACAAAAGGGACATCGTTATCAAAGGTAACGTGCACCAAGTCATTAAGATGGTTGAGCTGGAGGAAATGGTGCGTGCCAGACTGCAGAATTCAATCATGTTAATTGATGAATTCACCTCAGTAAATGAGGCTACCCAAGCAGCTGCACTTACATGGATGGATAACCCACCTGAAAATTGCTGGGTGTTTGCAGCAGGTAACAGGATGGATCAAGCCACTAATGGAAATCCATTGGCAGAACCTATGATTAATAGGATGTGCATTGTTGACTGGAAGATGGACACCAAGAAATGGATAGAGGGTATGGAATCAGGAGGGTTTGACTTCCCTGCACCAGAAGTACCTGTTGTTCCGGACGACTGGCATGAGTCTACCCCACTCTTCGCAAAGAAGATAGTAGACTTTCTCTTTGGCAAAAGTACATACGCCAAGGAGGAGTATGCCTGCATGGAGAACGATGAGGATACCAAAGGTAATCCATTCCCTACACCAAGGTCATGGACTAACTTATCTTATGCCCTTGGGGGTGCAATCTCAGTTGGAGCCTCACCTGAAGTTACCCTTAGAATAATACAAGGATTCGTAGGGGAACATGTTGGATCAGAGTTCAATGAGTTCCTTAAAGTTACGAACTTTGTTGACCCAGAAGATCTCCTTAAGGATCCCCAAGAGGTAGAAATACCCGAGGAATTCCCAATAGCTATGAGTTATGCCAAGTCTGTACTCAGAAGAGTGCGTGACAACCTGACGGAAGAACGTTGGGAGGCAGGTAGAAAGTTCTTGGGGAATGTTTACAGAACATACCCAGACCTAGCAAGGAATCTTGAAGCTAAACTATGGGACATGAAGCCAGATGGGTATGTACCTGAAGCTAACCAAGAGCTTAGGGAGATGGAAGAATCTAGATTGAATGACTAACGGTACCCTGAGGGGTGCATGGAGTGTGTCTATGCACCCCGAAAGGGAAATAATAGGGACTTTAAGGGATATTATCATGACTAACTCATTGAAAAGCAGAGTGCCAGGCAGTAGAATAACATTCCGTGAAGACAACAGTTTGCGTAAAGCAATGCTAAGAGCTGCACGACATTGGAAGTTTAGTAGGAATGCAATCTTTTCCATGAAACCTGTGCCAGTACATGGCTTAGGAACAATGGGAGTTGATAAGCATTGGAGGTTGGCCTACGATCCTAAGTTTGTAAAGGACAACAAGGAAGAGATGATAGCTGGTGTGATATTACATGAGCTATTGCACCTAACCAACAACCATCACAGAAGATTAGAGAAAGAAGTAGGTAAAGAAGTAACACGAAAGCAAATGCACCTATGGAATATAGCTGCAGACTTATGTGTTAATGACATACTTGCAAGGGAACTACCTGTAGTAAGTCCCGATAGGATATATAGCTACAGCGACAAGAGTCGCGTAGTAATAACTACAGACTACTTGAAGTGGTGGGACGAAGAGTTCATCCACATAGTCGAGAAGAATCTACCAGTAGAACTAAACTATAGAAGGTTAAAGGAGAATGACGATGCCACGAGCAATAATCAACAAGCCAACGAGGGAGCGATTCGAGAATCTGGAATCGGATTTAGCGGAGAAAGTGGGGGAACTGAGGACAACAGTGACCAACTTGATGAACACTACGGAGATAGTCCAGAATCTTCAAGCGGAACTGAACCAACTGAAGGGAGCAGTGGACACAATAACGATGCAGATAATGTCGATCAACAGCGGGACAGAAGCAGCGATGAGGACGATGGACGAGCACCTTCGACAGATGCACTTTCAGATGACGAATCAATTAGCATCAATGAATATGGAGAACTCCGGTGGGATGGGCCCAATCCAGGAAAACCCGGAGCAGGAAGTATACAAATAGATCTAAGCTCAGTGCTACCCGACCCAGACGAGGGTGGCCTGGGCTTAAATCAAGATCAGATTGATTATGTAATTGAAGATCTTGCCAAACAAATCCATAAGAACCGAAGCAATGTCGGGGGAGATATGGTTAGTTGGGCAGAAACAATCGTGCCGGTAAGGACTGATCCTTACCAAAAGATTCTTAGAGTTGTCAAAAGATTTGCTGAACGTTCTTCTAACGGAAACAGAAGAACATACAGGAGATTCAACAGAAGATCGGACGTTACAGGTATAAAGCTCCCATCAAGAGAAGGCTATAAGCCAGACATATTAATATGTCTAGATACATCTGCCTCTATGGATGATGAAGACTTTGCCAAATGTAAAGGGGCGATTAAAAATATATTTAATCACTTCGACTCAAGGACAAAATTAGATTTATATATGGGAGATACTGAGTTTAAGCACTCAACAAAACTTTCCAAGAGCTTTAATGAAATAGAGGTCAAAGGGGGAGGAGGAACTGACGTTGGCTTAATGATTACAGAATCACTTGAACAACGTCAATCCAAGCCCGATGTAATACTCGCCTTCACGGATGGGGAAACACCTTGGCCTGAAGACAGTATGGATATGCCTGTAATAGCCGTACTAACCAGAGAACTTAGAGATTACTATCCAGTCCCAGATTGGATTCACACTATAGTCATAAAATAAGGAGACTAACATGGCTAAATATAATCGTGTAACTTTAGTAGGAAATCTATGTAGAGATCCTGAAGTTAGAGAAACTACCACCGGAAAAACTGTTGCTGATATTGTACTAGCAGTCAATAGAAACTTCGGTAAAGACAATGAAGTTAGCTTTATTGACGTAACACTATGGGAACAGAGTGCTAAATTTGCACGGGACTACCTGCAGAAAGGTAGTCCTTGCCTTGTAGAAGGAGAGCTTAAGCAGGAGCGTTGGGAAACTGACGGACAGAAGCGATCTAAAGTTAAGGTGATAGGCAATCTTATCCAAGGGTTTGGTCGAGGTGCACAAGCAGAAATGCAGAAAGCTGCACCTGGCCCGGTGGTAGAAGAACCACAGGGACTTCTGGATGAAGCACCCTTCTAGAATGTCAACCACATAACGTGGTCGCCCAGCTAGCGGTGGCGTGTAACACTAGCCTTTAATGTCCTAAGCCTGCGGGAGGTACGCCTTAGCATCTCCCGCAGGTTCCCTTATAGATGAGGAAATAGAAATGAAACAAATTCAATACATTGTCATACAAGGTGACCCGATTGACGGCTATACTTTCATAGGCCCGATGCCTGAAGAGGGAGCTAGGCTTTTAGCAAACCATCTTCTTGATAAATCAGATGCATATATGGCACCCCTTCAAGAACCACAGGCAATCCCTGTGCCTGTAAGCGAGCTAGATCCAGAAGAACTACCATTCTAATGAGAATACTAGGTTACATAAGAGACTCGAACACACCGGGTTACTCAGTGGAAGAACAAAAAAATTCCATTGAGGCCTGGTGTGAAAGAGTATATGGAAAACATGTAGATAAATATTTTATAGACGACATCCCCTGGGGCAGTGTGCATATGTCCGAGCGTCCACTTGGTTCTGACATGCTAGACATGGCTGCCTCAGGAGATGTTATTATTTCTCTAACATTGGATCGTGCATTCATTAGTATACAGCAGGCCGTTGAATTAATTGATGAGCTCCTGGATAGAAAAATAATTTTTAATGTGATAGAGCTAGGCTATGAACTAGAGAGTGAGATGGGAGAACTAATGTACGACTCATGCAAGACATGGGTGAAATTCGACAGTGCCATAAAGTCTGAACGCATTAAGGAAAGAGTAACCAATGGTCGTCCAAAGAACGGGTGCTCACCCATTGGCTACAAAATAATAAGATCAGAAGGGCAATCGCACTTTGTGCCGGATGATAAAGAGAGGAGATTAGTTTTGGAATTAATAGAATGGAAAGATGCAGAAGGTATTAGCTGGTCAGAAGCGGTCAGAAGAATGCAGAAAAAAGGCACTCGATATAATGGACATAGATGGAATCAAACCAATACAAGAGTAGCATATCAAGCTGGCCTTGATGGATTCCCTGGATTTGCTGGACAAAAAGATGGCTTCACAATAATAGATGAAGCCAAAAAGAAAACAAAGAAGATAGCTAATACTGACAACAGGCGAAGGAGATTAGGTGATAAATAATTTTCTTCTGGTAGCCCTTTGCAAGGGCTCCCAAATAAAATTTTTTTCTCACCTTCTAATCCAGCTTAGTTTCTACTATTGATATGCGTTTGTCGTGGTCGTCTAGCCTAACATCAATGCTATCAATGGCTTGCCACAACCTCTTGCGATCTTCCTTGTAGTCACCAACGAATTCATCTACTCGCTGGTGTATCTGGTTAACCTTAGAGTAGAGAGCAGACATCCACCACACCATACCGCATAGTGTGACGATGCCTGAACCTACCATTGAAAATATACCTAGTGCGTTATCAGTAAACCAGTTCATTTAATCTGAACCTATCTTTTTCTTTGACCGTCATAATTAGAGCCTATATTAGCCTGACTAATCCAAGCGTTGATTGATGTACTACTACCAACACTTGCCAATGTAAGACGAACCTTGCACGGATTCAAATCGAAGGTGAATGCACCACTATCAGTTAGCTTCCCCTCATCTCCAACAGAAATCCAAGTTGTTCCATCATCGGGTGACATTTCCAACTGGAGGTTAGATGTATCCCATGTACCATTAGCTACTACCTGACCCTTACGACCGTCCCAGTCTTGAGCTGCCGTGCTAGCGTTAGCCGTTTGGTTTGTAAAAATTTTATTAAACGTCGCCATGTTTTTATTCCTTTTACGAGTATGTTATTTGCAACTGTGGCGCTGTGTCATCTGAATCTTTTCCAGTGTTGTAATAACGTTTATAAGTGGATGATTGTGCTGTTGGTTGCCAAACCATAAACATCATATCGTTCCCCGAAGACCAACCAGCACGGTCTACGATTTCCTGAATAATCGTTTTAATGTCTGGAGAAGTTGTAATACCCTCATCTGAGGGAAGTTGCCAGCCATCTACATTAGCTGATGTGTGTAAACTCATCGCACCATCCGAACCTGTCGATGGCTGTGATACATCATCTGAAGCATAACCAGCAATTCTGAAGGTGTCTCCGTCTGATGCTGGGTAACCAGCAGGAGATGCAGGGACTTCAAGTATCAAATATGCACTGCTTATAGTTGACCCTTGCGGGACTCCCACATTCACGAATCGAAAATACGGATGATAGAAACTATTCTGTGAGTAAACCGTAATTCCAATCGAACGGTTATCATAACCCCTTTGAATGTAACTATCGAAGGTTGTTGGAATAGAAGAACTGTAAGTGTACAACTTTGTGAATTGACCAGTGTCATAATTGGCGCTTGGGCTTGCATCGCTGGTAGCAAGGTCGATTGTTAGTGTAGAACCACCACCACCGCCGGCTGCAGCAACAACCCCATCAATCGGAGAAGACACTGGCTCTGCAATAGAGGAACATATTTTTTTTATTACCACTACTCAATACCTTCTTCAGTAATCTTGCGAAGATAAACATTGACTATAGCAATAGCACATGTAACCAATGCTGCAGCTATAGGGTTTTCTTCTATGTAAGCACTGCCAGCCAGGGCAGTAAGCCCAGACACAGCCATTGTGCCTACGTTAAACCAGATAGTTTTACTTTGATACCACTTCTTCATTAGAAGATTCCTTTCGATTTGACGAATATAAATACCGCTAAACCAACGACTAACAATATCACCAACCATTTTCTTTTAGAGGCTACAGCTTTGGCCTTCTCAGTAGAAGCCTGTATCTTATTTATTTTATAGTCTCTACGGTCAGCAAGTCTACTGCTAGTAGTCTTGTCATTCTTTCTCTTACCTAATGGCATATTATGCAGCCTTTTTAGTTGACAAATGTTCCGTTTACGTCATAATTATACACTATGAAAGAGCAAATAAACACACTAATAACTACCAAAAGAGCAGCCAAGATACTTGGCGTATCTACTTCAAGAATTCGACAGCTAATAAGAGATGGACGAATAGAAGCTATGAAAATGGATGGGAGTATATGGCTCGTTGACAGTAGTAGCTTTGAAAAGTTTGCAAACCAACCAAGACCAGCAGGAAGACCAAGGAGGGAATAATGTTAGTTCTAACTAGAAGCCAAGAACAATCTATAAAGATCGGCGAGGATGTAGTAGTCCGTATATTAGGAGTGAATGGCCGTGTAAAGCTGGGTATCGAGGCTCCAGATGACATGATAATCTCAAGAGGTGAACATGACGAGGAGCAGGAAACAAACAAACCTGTCGCTCAACGAGACTGAGGCAAGGAAATTTGCAGAAAGAGTTTATGTCCTGCTTATTCAGGGAAGATTTCCATCCGCCAGGAAGGTAATTGATGAAGCTGAAGTGAGCATTCAAGACAAGCCTAATGCTGCATTAAATACAACTCCTATAGCTCAGCTGGATCTGAACGATCGTATCGTAAACATGCTAGACAAAGCAGGCTATCAAGTTGTTGGCGACTTGATAGGTATAGGCGAAGACTATCTAAAAGAAAACGTATCTATGTGCGGAGAGAAGAGCATAGAGTTAATCAAAGGTGCTTTGATAAAGGAGATAATAAAGCACCGTAAACTTTAAGGAGACATACATGAAAAAGATACTGGACATATCTCAAGACAACTACTTCAAGCTACCGTTCTTATCTAGGACAGCCATAAAAGATTTCTCAAGCAAGGGTGCATGGACATACTATCACCAGTATGTAGCTAAAGAACTAGAGCCACCCAAAGCAAGCGATGCAATGCGTATAGGCTCAGCACTACATGCTATTGTATGCCCTGATGTACTAATCGAGGATGTCATCGCAGTTATGCCAGAGTATATAGATCTAGGTGGACACCAGCCAGAGAAACTAAACAGAAGGCTTAAGGCTCATAGAGAATTTATCCTCGGATGGCAAGAGCTAAATGAAAACAAAATACATCTAAGCCCTAACGAGATGGAAGCTGTCATACAAATGAGAGATTCCGTCAGGGACAACCCAGCAATTAAACCATGGATGGAAAGGCTAACCAAAAAAAGATCCGAGGTTGTTGCTACAAATCTAGTAAATGGCATGAAGTGTAAGGCTATGTGTGACGCTGACTTTTCAGACGAAGACATAATCATAGACTTCAAGACAACACGCCAGCATTTAGGAAGTGAATTTATTAAAGACGCACTGTGGAAGTTCGGCTATCAATACCAAGCTGCACACTACTGCGATGTGTTTGAATGTAAGAGATTTTTAATTGTAGCTATAAGAAACTTCCCGCCTTTTGAATCAATGGTATTTGAAATACCTGAGACATTCATAGGACAGGCGAGACTAATTAACTACCAGACCATCGACAGAATTAAGTGGTGTCATGACATGGATCAGTGGCACTCGGATGGCTGGGGTCAAATCATTAACATGGAGGATGTTGTCGAAAATGATAACTAGAAAAGAAATTATTGTTAAAACCAAGCAGCCAGGCACAGATAAACTTGGCGTTGAGTTCGGGATTATTATTAACGAACAGGGTTATTGCCACATATATATTAAGAGCCAGCCGGGTGAGCATAAAAACTACACCCCTCGATATGACATCGACCAGAATCCCGAAGTCATTATCATGGAAGGCTCTCCATTACTAGAAGAAAATAAAAAGATACGGGAGGAGATGACCAATGGCTAAGCACGAATCACTTAGGGCTGCACAAATAGCTGTCATGAAAGAGATAGGTTATGTGCAGAAGAAAGGCAAGGTAGGTTCGGGTAACTACGGATACACCTATGCCGGAGAGAAGGAACTAATCGCACAGCTACGGCCAGCAATGGTCAAGCACGGGATCGTTATGTATCCAGACGTATGCGAAGTAGTTAAGACTGAAGACTATACAACTAGTAAGGGACACCGAATGTCGTTGTTCTTAGGTAAGAGGAGGTTCTGTTTTGAACATGTTGAATCTGGTGACCAAGCGTTTGTTGAGACTTTTGCTGAGGCTTCTGACCAAGGGGACAAGCGTGCATCAAAGGCTATGACTTTAGCTAAGAAGTATGCACTGCGTGAGTTCTTCTTGATAGAGACAGGCGATGATCCTGATGCTGAAGTTAATAAGCGTGGAAGCAGCGAGGCAATACTAACTAGAGCAATCATGTCTATAAAAAGCTCTACTTTAGAAGACCTTGATGCCAACCACGAAAAAGTTATTACCTACAAAGAAGCTAATTGGTCTGACGACGACTTGATGAAGATCAATGATGTCACCATCAAACGAAGGGACGAACTACTAAATGAAGGATGAACCTAGAATCAACCTTCACCACATCCATGTTATCACGGCCTCCTTACTGGAGGCTCGTGACTTGGATGCTCTTCAAGAGTATGGTAAAGGATTCAAAACAATGAACATGAACTCAGAAACATTAGACCTGGCTAGGAAACTTTATTTTGTTCGCCAGAAAGTCTTATACGACAACGGAGGAAGCGATGACCATTTTAAGGATTGACCCCAAGATACAACAGGTTCTCCCTGAACTGTCAGAAGCAGAGCATGTAGCCTTAGAAGAAAGCATTACAGCAGAAGGCAAGGCAAGAGATCCAATCTGTGTATGGCGAGAAAAGAATACTATCATTGATGGACACCACAGGTATGCCATATGTAATGAGTATAATCTCCCCTACCAAATAGAATGGATGTCATTTAATAACGAAGCTGAAGTTTACGAATGGATGCTAGACAATCAAAGTGCAAGACGTAATCTAACTCCAGCAAAGCTGGCTTACCTTAGAGGTAAATACTACAACAAAGCAAAGGCTATTGCTAACGGGAAGAAATGGACTGGCTTAGACCAAGACATGAAAGACTTCTCTGAAAAGCAAGGCGTAACCCAACGAACCATTAGGAACGACGGGAAGTTTGCTGAAGCAGTAGACAACTTGCCTGACGACAAAAGGAAGGAAGCTCTTGCTGGAAAGATACCACGCAAAGAAATTATTTCTAGTACAGCAGCTGCTGAGACTCACTGGGTTGCCACTCTTGGTTCTCCCTATAGGAGAGCCAGCAGGGAACTGCACAGAATAATCAAGGAATTTGATGACATCTCTGATGATAAAGCTATAGGCCAATACATAGCAACAAAGATGACTCGAATTAAAAATAATCTTAGCGAAGCTGCTGATGCAATAAGGCAATGCGAACCTGTGGAGGAGTGTGACAAATGCCTAGGAAACAAGACCGGATGCAACCACTGCTATGGGACAGGGTTCCTCAGCCGCGCAGCCAAGGAATCTCGGGGCACATAAATTATTTTAAGGAACGACCTTATCAAGCGGAAGCAAGGGAGGCTATTGAAGATGCTTTCGTAGACAAGGAATCTGTCTTAGTGGAGTTAGCCACTGGGCTAGGGAAGACAGAAATATTTACTCAGCTACTTAAGACATGGGAGAACGGGCGATGCTTAGTCATCGCCCCCTATGTCGAGTTGATTAGCCAGGCAGCAAAGAAAATATTTTTAAGAACAGGAGAGCAGCCAGGAATAGAGCAAGCAAAGAACTGGAGTATCGAAACCCCTTGGGGGAGGAGCAAGTATGTAGTTGCTTCTAAAGATAGTCTGACATCTAGAACTCCACCAAGGTACGAAAGGATTAGGGACGTAGGCTTAGTCGTAGTAGACGAAGCTCACTTATCCATAACGCCCAAGTGGAAAGAGATGTTGGACTTCTATCGTAACGATGGGGCTAAGGTGCTAGGTGTAACAGCAACGGCTAAACGCCATGACCAGAAAGCGATGTTAAATATATACGATAAGTGTGTCTATCAATATGGAATAGCGGATGCTGTTAAAGGAGGATGGTTAGTACCCGCTAAGACTCATTGCGTACAGCTTGAATCACTAGACCTAAAAGATGTAAGCACAACTAATACAGTAATGGGCAAAGACTTTAACCAGAAAGAATTAAATTCTTTGCTCGAAGATTCAGAAACAATCATGGAGATAGCAGATGTCACAGCCAGAGAAACCCGAGGAGAAAAGACCGTGGTCTACTGCTCCTCTGTTCAAGAAGCAAAGCTCGTCGCAGAACGACTCGTTGATTCATACGGAATCCCAGCAGACTGGATCGCCAGTGATACATCAAAGTGTACACCCCAGCGTAGACGAGAGGTTATGCGATCTTTTCAAGAAGATCCTGACGGTCTTACTCACGTCTGCAATGTGGGTATTCTTACTACTGGGTGGGACTTTCCTGACCTACGAAACATTGTCATGGCTAGACCCACCAAAAGCCGTGCCTTATACACTCAAATCTTTGGGCGTGGTACTAGGCCTTTGCGTGGCGTGGTTGACTTCGATAATAGCACTGCTGAATCTAGGCAGGCTTCGATAGCTTTCAGCGACAAGCCTTACTTTAGAATGATAGACTTGGTCGATTCTTCCTTAGCTCATAAAATAGTTACATCTCCTGATGTAATGAGTGGGACAATAGGGATTGAAGAGATTGAGAAAGCAAAAGAATTAATTCTTGAAAGCCAGGAAGCTGTCGAGCTAGACGAAGCAGTTGAGGAAGCTAAGCGCGCAGTAAGAGAAGCACGCGAGGAGGCTGAAAGGCAACGCAGAATTTTAATCGAGGCGGAAGCCAGGTACAAGAAATTAAATATTGATCCATTCAGAGGTGCTGCTCAAGGGGGAGTTCACAAGAAGAAGAGAGGAGCAAGGATGATCTTTGGGAAGTTCAAAGGTAAGCTAGTAGAGGATCTGCCTACTTGGTATTTAGACACCTGCCTTAAAGGGAAGCCATATATAGCAGCAAGCTGGTTACTAAATGCCATACGGAAAGAGAGGAAGCGAAGATGAAGAAGACTGCAAGGGAAATTAATTCTTTAATGGCAGCCAGGAAAGAGTGGGCTAAAGATAAAAAATTCTGCTGGGTGTGCGGAGCAAAGCATCATGCAGGGTTTCCGCTAGAGACTCATGAGATGGAACGCAAAAGCCAAGCACCGCATCACGCCTGGGCAAACCTAAATAATTATTTCTGCGCGTGCAAGAAATGCCATATGGATGACCTAGCTGCCATGCCACATGCCAGGCAACTAGCATATAAAATAATCTACGACACTAACAACTTCGAGATAGAAGGATGGTTGAAACTTAAAGACCCCGAGCTGAGGGCACCGAGAAGAGTGACAGTCGGAGACATATTACCTCATTTCAAAGAACTAAAGTCGGAAGGACATCCCCGATGGAAATAATATTGCCGTACCCACCAAGCGTAAACACCTATTGGCGAGCAGTCAAAGGGAGAGTGATACTTTCAAAGAAGGGAAGGGAGTACCGAGATGCGGTTAGTGTAGCAGTCGCATCAGCATTTGAGGGTGAAGAAGTAGAAGACCCAAGGCCTCTACTGGGCAGACTTAAGGTAGTCATTAAAGCTACGATGCCTGACAGGAGGCGAAGAGATATAGACAATATAAACAAAGCCGCCTTAGATGCGATGGGATATGCTGGAATCTACGGGGATGATGAACAGATAGATGATCTTAGGGTCATCCGATCCGATGTCATGAAGCCGGGGTGTCTTGAGGTGGAAATAACAGAGATCGAGTAGTTATAATAAAAACATACCTACCCCAGCTAAATACATAAGGAATATAGAATGGCAAGTGTAGTAACAAACCGTGGGAAACTGCATATATTAACGATGGCTTTCCGCAATACAAATCCGCCAGATGGGAGTGCCTTTAAGGTAACTCTCCTCAACAACTCTGTCAGTCCAGATGAAGACACTAATACACAAAACGATGTATCTGGTGGCGTAATCGGAACTGCCGCAGCTGTTACACGAGATGCTTCAGGATTTAATGTTGCAACTGAAGATGACAGCAACGACAAGGCTCTTATCCAAGTCAAGGATGTAGACTTTGCAGGAGCTTTAACAAACGCTCGCTATGCAATCCTGACAGATGCAAACAGTACCGCTAACGACCGAGTTGTGTATGCTGTATGGGACTTTGGCGAAAACAAAAGTGTTAGTGCAGGGCAAACCCTGACACTGCAGGATCTAGAAATAAATCTAACCGACGCTTAATTTCGTTTAAGTATTTAGCTTAAGGGCGGAGGGCTTGCGCTCTCCGCCTTTTTTTTGGAGCAACTACATGCCTACTGTCAATGAAGTTATAGTGTCAAATAGTGACGATGGAGTTGCTGAATACGAAGAATACTATAGCGGTGGTGCTAGCTGTAATAATGTAGACAGCAGCCATCAAAGAATTAGATTTAGGGGTCTATCAGACTATGGCGATAAATATCAGCACTGGGAGGAGTGGAGGCCTTACCTAAGATTCCAGACTATAGACATCCCGCAAGGAGCAACAATAACCCAAGCCAAGATACAGCTAGCCTATCACTCAGACAATGGAAATGCAGTTGGAAATACTGTAACTATACGAGGGGAAGCCACCGATGATGCCTCCTCAGCAGCTAGTAGCTGCAGTGCATTTGGAAGTGCAACGAGAACTACAGCCAGTGTAGACTGGTCTTTCTCAAGCGGCATGAGCGCAGGCACTTTCTATGATACGCCAGACATAAAGACTATTGTTCAAGAAATAGTTAGTAGAGCTGGGTGGTCTGCTGATAACGACATGCAGTTCTTCTTTGAAGATCTTACATATAACAACAGCAACAACTGGCTTCTTCAATTCCGCAGTAAGAATTATAGTGGTACTACATATACTCCTAAGTTAGTAATAACATATTTTAATGGGGAACAATTTACACCTCCTGCTGCCGGTGCTGACATTGACAGCACTGGCCCTACAATTAAAATTACACTTATACCTACGGCAGCAGCTTCGTCCATTGCTAGCAGCCTAGGTAACTTGATCGAAACTTTCACGCCAACCCTAAGTTCGATCAAGTCAGCAGCTGTCCTAGGTGATATCAAAGTCTCCTTGACACCTAGCCCAGCTCAAGCGGAAGCTGGGACTGGGGCTCCAACCCTCCTCGATAAAGTGAGCCCTAGTCCAGCCTCCATTCAGTCAAGCTGCAGCTTCACTCTTACTCTCACAATATCTGCCCCTGCAGCCAGTGCTTCTACAGAAGCTGTCATGGTGCCTCAGACTGAGCTTGTAACGCCTTCAGCAGCTACCGCTAAAGCTGGGCTGACAAAGAAAGGCGAGGCCTACTCAGGCCTCTCAGCGGCTCTCAAGGTAGATGCTGCATTCAATATACTTTGGCCTGATCCAGCAGGAATAAAGACTGGATTGTCTATTGGAAATATTAAAGAGACATTCAGCGCATCTGCGGCAGAGGCAAATATAACAGCCCATCTCAACTACAGATTACATACACCGCCATTGGCAGGTATAAAATCGACTGGTGCAGTAGGTGCTGTCATCAATAGCAGCTTTGCATTTACACCAGCTGTGGCTATTGCAAAAATAAAACCCTCTGACACCATTGGATACTCTTACCGATGGGAACCATTTAAGCCAGCCATAGCTGCTCTAGATACAGAAGCATTCGGTGGCTTAAGCTACATCACAGGCCCAGATATTCTTGCTGTTAATCACTACAACTTAAATCTAAAGGGTGTAACAGTATTCCAGGATAGCTTAGGCAATATTAAATTCTCAACGGGATACAACAAGACTTCTCCAGTCACTGTATTAGCAAATGCTTATGTAACCTTGAATGCATTTGAATTAATGCGTGAGTATCTTGTAATGATTGAAGATGAGGATGGAAATATCTTAGCGAAGAAAGACTTTACTGTTTAGAGTACCATTGGCGAACCATTTCTCTGCGCCATTCATCTGACCCAGGCTCAAACTCAACGCCAGGTTTAGGCTCATATCTTGTGTGCTTGTAGTATGGTGAAGCTCCGCGTAGTTTGCTATGTAATACATCACGCATAGTAGATCGCTTCTGTCTGTCCATGTCTTTTATTTGTTGAGGCGAGAATGGAAGCAGTTGATTTGTCATTGCCCTTCTCCAGCCAGCCCAAGTATCTCCGGGCTTATACTTAGCACCTCTGGCGAAACCAGGGATCAGGTCAAGGGCAGGCATGTTCATAATGTGGTTCTGTATTGGTACAGTTGCGTCACCAATCTGCTTAGTTCCATAGCCGATTGTCTTGTAGTCTTTCTTATAGAATGGATCCTGCCCTGACACCTGTTGGTACATTAGCTGCCCTAATGGATGGGACTTAGCAAGCACTTCATCAAAGAAGCCAGTGACCATTCCTTCTTGAGAGCCTAAGCCAGTCATAGCAAAGGTATCCTCAAACGGGAGCCCTAGAGACTGAATGTAAGTTGTATTTCTTTTGCCTTCAGCATCAGTATCATCTGTGAATGGAACCCTGAATGAGCCTTTAGACTTTAAGTATTCAGGCAGCCAATCTCCAAACTCATCCTCTTGCTGTGCCCACCCTATCGTCCTTGCAGTTCTCATCATGCGGCCACTAGGACGCTGTACCATTTTCTCTAATACAAATGGAATCATTCCCCTTGAGAAGGTATAGAAACTAAACGTCCTCCTCATAACCTTTCGTTCAAACTCAGACAGGTGGGAATAATCTACCTGAGCTTTCTTTACTTGTCGTGCAGCTGCTTGTGGTGTCCAGCCATCCTTTAATAATTTCCAGAACGGTGCGATACGGTTGTATCCTTCTATCTGTGCGGCTGCTTTATGCCCCATTGCCTGTAGTTTTGATACACCTCTTTCACCACCGTAGGCACCTTTCCCCATTATCGCCCCCGGGGAAACAGGAAAAATTAAATTTAGGTTACCAATCGCATCGGCTATTGTCCAAGACCATCGGCCAGTTTCATCCTTAGCCATTAGGTTACCTAGGTATCCCGATATTGCTTCGGGTGTAGACTTGGGTGTTTCTGAAAGTCGAATCATTTCATCGACAACATCACCCTTACCTACGTTTTCGATCAGCTCCATTGTTGGTGCTGGCATATCAGGAACCCACAATCTTTGTGAGAATATATGTGCCAACCCTATGCGGGTACCAAGCTCATCGCTAATCTTTCCGTTGTTAGCTTCTATCTGTTCCTGGATTTGTTTTTTAATTACTGGTGGCAGCCCGTCAAGTCTCCAGTTAACTTGGCCTGCACCTCTGACTACATTGCCGAGCATTGTATTCTGTGCGTCTATCAAAGAACTAGGAGACCACGCATCAATAACCCAGTTGTTAAACTGGCCACCCGCAAAGTTTCTTATATGGAACTTTGGAAATAGGATTGTTACACCAGCACGCCAAGCATTACTAATCCTATCGAAGTGATCCAAGAAAGGCTTGATGTCTTCCATCGAAGACGGAGTTACATAGACAGAGTACATTCGGCCTGCATCTTTAACAAGTGATGCGGGGACTACTAGAGTATTAGGGGAGTAATCGTTCTGGATTAACTTTAATAAATCCTCATCATTAAGAACGCTTATATCCGCCATTTCTGGCCTGTCTTTAATTATATTTCTAACCATCCGCAGGCTAGGGTCACCGAACTCAACCTCTCTTACTGCATCCTTCCCGTCGATTACTGCTCGGACAGTCCTTCTTTTTTTATCGACGATCTCTAAATTCTCCAGGGCCTTACCTAACGTAATATATTTTTCTGGTAGATACCTGGGATCGTTCATCTTCATAACTTCACGACCGAACGCTTCGCCTACTTGATCGTGAGCATTGATTGCTCTGTGCATTACCTCGGCATAAGAGATGTAGTTCTGTATTGGGTCTGATATATAGGCAGGTAATCCAAGCTCTGCGTGTCTTGAGTCGAGCTGCCCAAGGAAATCAATTACCTCGTCAAGGTGGGCATCCTTTTCCTGTTCAGTAGCAGCCCTCTTGGTAAATGTCCCATCATTGTTCTTGATCCGAGTCCACTTCTTCTGTACTGGATCTATCCCCGCAACATCTAGGGAAACCCTCACATCTCCTGATGCCCCAGGGATGTTAAAATTTATTTTCCTTGTCGTCCCGGTGGGTATTGTTTCCGCCGTCTTTATGTAGTGCCGAAGGAATTCTTTTGTTCTCCACGGGCGATGTCCTCCGAACTCAGTCTCTTCAAACCCTTGAACTGCAGTATCAAAATCGGTGGGCCGCTTATCCACCTTCCACTTGCCGCCTCTATGCAGCAGACCGCTTATGTTGTGATCCATTGAAAGCTGTTGGATACCGGAGATACCCTCGGGTATATCTTTAGTTAACGGAGTACGCTCGAACTGTGTCCTGTGGGTTGTTTGTAATATTCTGCTTGGATCTTTATCTGCTATGTTTTTACCGTCGCCAAAGAATCTCCTTAGCTGCCTAGGCATAAACCCATCAGGAGTTAACTCCAAGTCTTCGAGCAACTCAATGTGCATACCTTTACTCTTAGCTACTTCCATCATTGATCGCATGTTAGCCTGAAGATCTCGTCCAGCTTGCACTAGAGGCTGGAGTTCTTTAGGCACCTGCATCGTAGGGTTTTCTAGGAACCTGGTTAAAAGAATATTATTTCTTGACACCTGGTGCTGTGTTAAGGCCTGCCCATTAGCTCCGACATGGCCGACCTTAAAGTATTCTGGGAGCGTATGCTTCAGCTCTATTGCTGCACTAGCCTGCATCCTGGATTGCTCGATAGATTTTTTTATTGCTCGCGTGGCATTCTGTGCCATCGCTTGCCCCATAGGCGATACGGCTTTCGCTAGCGTATGGTCAAACGCCGCCCTCAACTGTGTTATTCCGGGGGCGTGCTTGAAACTGTGCATTCCTTTGCCAGTCACCTCAGCAATTTTCTTGGCAGTTTCTCCCTGCCCCATGATCCCAACAGTGTCTCCCCACATAGATCTTCCGAATCCAGGGATAGGATTAGCGGATGCTCTACCAAACATCCCGCCAATATTCTCGTCAAGAATATTTTTTATCTTTGTACTACCAAGTCCCATTTGCTGGGCGGTCGAAAGGAACTCGTCATCAATGCCCTTCAGGATTCCGGGCACTTCCCCTGGAGTGCTAGTGCGAATAACTTTTTCTTTGTAAGCACTCAGCCCATCTCTTACAGTGGTGTCCATCTTTGTGAGCTTAGGAAGGAACCCTGTTTCCGCACGCCTACCTGCGGCTTTAGCGGATTCTTCTATTACCTCATCCAGAATTCCCATCTTATTAAAGATCTTGCCGCCCTTAGAAAGAGCTGAAGCCCCGCCAAATGTTACGAGGTTCAGTGGGTCGGTAACAACTTCGGCAGCAAACCCGGCTACGCCTTGGAGAAAATTATCTTCATCATGAAATCCAAGAACATCTCGACCACTGGCTGCTTGCTCGACATCCGTTAGCCCCATCTTGTCTGAGTAGGGTACCCAAGCCATTAATTCACGAGGCTTGAAGTCATGCTCTTCACCTGTAAACCATGAGCGAACTTCGGCTGCAATTTGCCTTGCGGATCTCCCCGGCTTATCTAATGCGCCTGTTAATTGCTCAAAGAAACCAGGCTCTCTAGCAAGAAAATCTTCTTTCTCTTGCTGACTAACATCGTATGGTGGATACCCTCCAGTTTGTGGCTGGGAGTAATAGTCCGACATATAGATCGACATAAGTATTACCGCCCTGCTGGTGGAGCAATGTCATCGCCCGGCCCTATATCATCTAATACATTGCTTTGATAAGCGGGCGGTCGCTCGAAGTATTCCCTGTAGTTTGGATACCTTGTAAAGAACTTCTGTAAATATGGATCGCTTTCCATGAAGTGCTTAAGGGCTTTATCGCCTTCTGCAAGTAATCGTAAGCGTTCCTGTTCGGGGATGTAGATTTGTTTAGCTGTTTCTGGGATGACATTTCCTTGCTGATCTCTTGGCCCATCCCAAATATAATAGTTATTCCCGGTTTTTGAGTTCGGATCAAACTGTAACTGACTAAGTATTTTAGCCGCTGGGTTTTGCGTTGCGTAGTTCTCGGCAAATAATTTAATCTTATTCTGAGCCATAGTAAAATCTTCTTTACTGGTATCGGCTTTAGAAGTTAGATTCTTAATTAAGATTTCGTTGTTAAGAATCTGGGTAGGATTTCCAAAGCCCATAATTCTTAACCTATTAAGCTCAGCCTGAACTCTAGGGTTGTCGCCACTTTGGATTGCATTCTGCAAAGGAACGAATGCCTGTGTTCTCCAATTAGATTGCACCTGTTCTCTTGCAGCAGGAGCCCAGTCTTGGGGAGGCTTTCTAGTTTGATTCATCTGGTACACATCTGCTTGTGTCCAGCCTTTCCATGGGCCCTGTTTAATTACTTTTTTACTTTTTAATATTTTATCTGCCCAGGAATTAACCTTATCTAAATCCATTCTGGATTCGCCGCCCAGCTGTTGAGCCGAGTATCCCCATTGCGCGGCAAGGTTCCCCCATTGATCCGGGGTGAAGTTTTTAGAGATCCTCTTAACCATGTTTGCTGCAGCTTGAGGATTTAGTCCTTTGTTTTGGAATGCGTAATAAATTAAATCTTGAGGAATTCCTGAGCCGTCGTTGGCGGACATTGACAATGCCATAGCCACTTCAGCCTGCGTCTTTGGCGCCCTATTTGTTGTGCCTGGCAGAACTTGCTTAGGTACATGCCTAGGGTGGACATTTATTTTAAGAGAGCCGTCCGATGTCTCTGGACGTGCAGCACCCCTAGCCGGTATAGGAACTCCCTGCCCTATAGTCCCTGCTCCGGTAACAGGTTTATATTCAGGAGGAGGTGTCGGTTTATCTTCTTCCGGCTCTTCCATCTGCTGAACTAGCTGCTCACCGGGAGTAGGTGACATTTGGCCATGAGTACCCATCATTGGGATTTGTGGAAATTCTATTGGCATTTTTTATTGTCCCCATTCTGGAGGAGGTGCTAACTGACTTGGAAGCATATAGTTTGATTGTATTAAACCACCTGAATTCCTGTACATCCAAGATCTTTGCTCGGCTTCTTCCCTAGAATAGTCAGGATAGAGAAACGAAGGACTTTCAGGTAGCTCCGCTATGTTTTGTTTAATATCCACATGAGACATATCTTCTGCTGAGTGGTACCCAAAACCAGAGAAACCTAATTCCCTAGCTATAGGATTGACTACGGTAGATACTGCTCCCCCAAGCTGCTCTCCAACATTTGCGGCTGGAGCCAAGGAAGCTCTGGATCTTTGGTTCTTATGTCGTGGATAGTATGTAATTGATCTTGAAGTTAATTCCCCGCCTAACCCATCACCAAGCTGGCCTCGATCAATCCCTTCTTTGGCGCCAGTTCCCCAGTCTCCCATGAAGTCCCAGTCGCCAAGCAGGTTCCCAAAGGCATCTCTAATACCACCGCCAACCATTTCTTCCTGCCAGTTCTGAACGAACTCAGTTGCTGAACCCCAGCTGCCGGCTGGTGGCGTGACGGGGCGGCTAACAGGAGGACTTGTCCAAGCAGTTCTTCTAGGTGTGCCTATACTCCAGCCTTCTAACTCATCTTGGGTAAATGAAGGCAGGGATCTTAGTGCAGCTTCAGCTTCAGATAGTTCTGCATTTGTTAATATCTGTTCTCCGGTTTCTTCTCCTCTTCTATCTACTTTCTGGAGAGCTTTAATCGAACGAAGGCCAGTTAATTGAGCTGAGAAATTGAGCCACTTATCTTCATAGTTATGGATATACATTTGCTCTATTCGAGACAAAGGTATTCTTGTTCCCGTGAACCTATTCTGGATAAACTTGTCTTGCTGAGGCAGAGGAGTTCCCTCATTCTCTCCGTCTCTGTGTGTGTGGTGGAGATCCCAGACCATGACATCAGAGTATGGAACCCCATCATAAAGAAGGTTTTGGAACTGAGTTGCACGTTCTTCGCTTGAAAAATTACCGTTTGTGTCTGTGTTGTTTTCAATAAACTGCTTTGCCTGTATATAGGCTTCTGGCCTTTGCCTGAATTCAACTGCTTTATTCTCAATCTTAAGAGGACGAACTCCAGCAGCCTCTCTGAATGTTTGAGATCCTGCGGCTCCATCGAATGCTAGTGCAGCATCCTCCATCCAGTACGATAACTGGTGAGCACCTTGCATAATCGTACCGAGAGCTGATCCGGTGCCACCAACCACTTTTCCACCAAAGCCCTTAAGCCCTTTAGCTGCCTTTGCAACTCCTCTTAACTTTCTAAATAACTGTGTTCCCTTCCTAATCGCTCCTCCTTTTGTTGCATACAGCAGGGAGGATTGGAGTGAATCGTAAAATCTCTCACCGCTTACAGCGTGCTTAGTGAAATCTGTCCAGCCCGGAACCATCCATAAATGCTTTCCTTCAAGATAGGAAGCTGGATCGTACTTTCTTCCTAAAGTTCTTCCGGTAACATCTAAGGTTCGAGCCTGTGCTATTGCACCTTCCCGAACATTAGCATCGTTAAGATCAAGATCTTCCCAAAGATAGAATTTTCGTGGGCCATCTTCAACTTCTGGTGCTGACCAGTCGTGTAACTTCGCACGAATATGACCCCAATATGGATGCTGTTTAGCAGCAGGGAATTTTCCTAGTTCTAGATCTCTCTTAATAAGGCCTTCCATTTTAACTAGCCATCCAGCCTGCTCATCGTCGATATGATTACCCATACGAAGAACGCCAACGACATCTGAGAATTCAGGTCTACTACCATCATCTGGCTGAATGTCAGCTAAATTAATATCTCTCTTGCCCTCAGCCCAATCAGGAAATAGCTTATTCCATCGTTCGATATAACCGCCAGTATAAAGAGCGCCCGCATCACCAAGACCAACTCCGGGAACTGCCTGCTTATAAATGCCAGCGGCAGTTCTTATTATGCCGCGTTTGCCACCAGCTTTTTCCAGCTCTTTTGCTTTCTCTGCTTGCTGGTCAACAGTTCCTTCCTCGTCCATGCCAGTTGCTGGATATCCACCAGCGGATGCCTGCGGTATGCCACCTGTTGGGAAGAAGACTTTATCATCTTCATATACATTTGTGTTTGGCTGGAATTCATCGTCAACAAACATCTCTGCCCCTGTCGCTGATCCTGACCCTGGAATTGGGTAGGTTTTAGCGGCAGTGGTATCGGTGGTTGTTTGTGTAGTATCTTGTGGATCAGGCTCAGTTTGACCAGTCATGTCTTCAGGGCGGCGGAGTGGTTTGACATAATCCCTGCCCTGGCCAAAGGGCCCTCTTCCAGTATTCCGTGGCACAGATGCTCCTGTCTCTGTTTCCACTAGCTCTACATCAGGAGCACTTTCGTCGATGGTTTGCCAGAAGGCATCTACAACCGCATCGTGTTCCTGTCCGGTGTTTTGTGCGTATCGAGCAGCCTGAAACGCTTCTTCCACCTGTTCAGGACTATATTCTCCATCTCTGTTAACAGTATTCAGTTGATCTCGGATAGTTTGTATAGGACTACCTGGTTCAATTTCTTGTCCGCCCATTAGGTTTCGGATAACATTTTCTGTTGGAGTTCCACCTACTGGAATTTCGCCTTGAGCAGACTTAATAACTGTAGCTTGGGGAGTAGCCGCTGGCTGTCCTACAGTCTGTGTAGGCGCAGGTGCTACTGACCGTGTTTGACTCTTAGCTATTGGGCTAGTTGGTTGAGGAGCTACTGGCTCTGCGCTACCCGGAGACACTGGGTCTGTACCTGCAGGTGCAACTGCCTGAGCTTGCATCTGAGTGATAGTCTGCATCTGATCGTTAGCTTCTCGCTCACTACCGACAGGCTGCGTGAAATAAATATCATCGTCAGGAAACAGGGACTGTAAATAAGTCTGTGCTTGAGCAGACCTGCCCTTAGGAATGTCAACAGTACGAGGAGGTTGTCCAACTCCTTTGACTTTGTATGTGGTTGAACCAATTCCTGGCCTAATAGGAATGGCTATTACCTTCTGCGGAGTAACATGGACGGCGTTCTCCATGTCGTTAAGGAAGGCTGTCTTTCTGTTGCCTGGAATATCGTTATATGGAATATCAAGAACGCTTCTTAGCACTTGCGGCTTTGGCTTACTAGTTCTTCCACCTAGCCAGTCAGCGACTTGCCTTAATCCTTGGCGTTGCTTTGCATTAAGGTCGGCATTTTGTGCATACTTGGCAACAACATTCCACTGACTTTCACTAAGGCTAGATACTTCATCGTCAATATTCTGGGCACGACCAAAGAGCCCTAAGAATTTTTGAGAGCCTTCCGCACTAGCTTTGCGGAATGTCTCCAGGGCATCAATAATTTTTTCTTTTGTGCTTCCTTCGGTGAAATCATCTAGACTTGCAAGCAGAGCCTTTGCATTAGTCGAGGCTCTTTGCGTTATAGTGGGCTGGTTGATAATAGAATCGACGACTTCTCTGTTTTCTGGAGTCATCTCCACGTTATCCCTATAAGCTGCCAGTGCTGTCTGGAGTTCTGGGATTGTAAGCTGGTCGATATTATATTTTCTGAAGGCTGCCTGCTGCTCTGGCGTGTACTTAGTAGAACTTAAGGCTGACTTAATTCTTCTGAAAGCCTCTCCAACATTACCTTTCTTTGCATTCTCTTTAACCAGCTGCCACAAGGTTTTCTGTTCTTGGGAGACTTTAGTTTGGCTGATGACTTCAACATTAGGATCTGCTTCAAGTTCAGCAGCACGCTTTAGAGCTCTTTGTTCTGGGCCACTGTGTAGATTCTGTTCTGATATTGGCTTTAGTGTTCTTCGTGCACGTTGTATGTTTACTTTTTCTTCGGAAGTAGCTGGTCTTATTACGACGCTGCCTGTCTCAGCACTAACATTTTCAACGACAAGGATTGAGTCTCTTCCTGTCCCTTCAAACCTAAACACCATACCGGGAACTAAATTCGGTACTGTTTTTCTGTCTATGGAGAAACGCGCTGCGATGTTACCTCTTCGTATGGAGTCGAGGTTTTTCCTCTGCTCTGGCCCTTGCACAGCCGGGATTGGAATCTCTGGAACCTCTAGCTGTGTCTCAAATACAGTTCCCGCAGATGACGGTGCTTCTAGTATTTCCAACTCTTGGCCATATGTCCTACCTTCTTCAACGGCCTGATCCAACGCCGTTGCGAATTTATTTGGGCTTGCAAATCCAACTTCACCGAAAGAAGGTTCTCGTTTGTCGTGAGTAAAGACAATTAGTCTGTCGCCAGCTGCATTTAGGGCGCCTTGGTAATCAGTGTCATTGCTGACCTGGATTCTAATAAGATTATTTAATACATCCTGACTGAAGTTTTCAGGGACTGGGTTAGTGGTACCTGCAATAGACCCATCAACAAGGCGGTCGAATGCCTGCTCGTTATCAATTTCAAATCCGTCAGCATTGGTGGTTGCCTCTTGCTCTGTCAGCCAAGTCAATGCTTTAGCCATGCTCGTAAACCGAACACTCTTTTGCTTAAGTTCTTTTCCAGCAGGCCTAAATACTACAGCAACTTCGATGCTTGACTTGGCATTTGGACTTAACGCCTTAAATTCATTTTGCTCTACGCCATCTATGTTGACTTCGACTGTGCCGAGCCTGTGAACAGGACGACCGATCGTTCTCTGTTTAGTTGCATCTGTCCATGCGTCCCCGCCCTGTCTAGTGAGAGGATTTAATGCGCCTCGTTGCTCAAGTATGCCAAACATTTCACTGAGGAATAGCTCGGCTTGCTCCCCTTTATTGCTAATGCCTTCAGATATGTCTCTTGCTTCATCAATATTAAGGACTTTAATATTGTGGTCGATAATATACTGAGCTGCCTGCTCAGGACTATTGTTAGGTACATGATTACTGGCGTTTGCGATTGCAGTTGGATTACCCCCGCCTAAAGAAAGAGTGGCTTCTGCAATTCCAGCGTTTGACCATTGTGCTATGTCTCTATCAGAGGCATTTCTGCGTGAAGGATTTGCCTCTAGGAATTCATTCCTAGTCTCTGTTGTAATTTGACTTGCACCGTAGAATCCTGCTAACTGATCGCCGCCACTGAAACCTCCAGTGTCTACTCCTGGCTCAGTAAAGCCAGCCATCTTCGCTTGGTTAATTCCAAAGCCTGCTTCAGAACTAATAATCACAGACAAGCCTTCGTAAGGAGAAGTTCTGCTTCCCCTTATTTCTACTATGCGGTCGAAAGGAACCACTTTGCCATCTACAATCCGTAGAGGTTCATTGGGAGCTATTTCTGGATCCCAGCTAGGAGTCCTGCTGCCAACTTGTCCTCTTTCAACTTCTTTAAGTGCTTCTTGTGCTTCACGTTCTTCTAAAGCAACGTCCCAACTGTCAAGGTCAGTCGTATCAAGAATATTTCTAATGGACTGTTCCTGAGTGGTGCGCTTGCCAATTTCCTTTCTCCACTCTTGTGTTTTCCGGGCTTTTTCGGCAGCCGTTACCTCAAGCATTTGAAGGTCATGCCCTTCTGCTATTATAGGTTCCTGTCCTCTTGCCTGCGCAGCCTCAACATCTTGCACGATAGCAAGTCTTCCGTCAATGACTTCAGCTCTTTCTCCAGTCTGGTCTCTCTGCCTTGCGACTGACTGCCCTGGAGTGCGCAATTTTGTTGGGTCTCTAGTAGGCTCTACTCCGGTAGCTGCTTTAGGGGTGGGGAGGACTCCGGCACCAGTCCTCTGAGCTATCCCTGTTGCCGTTTTTTTGATTTCTCCTGCCCGAGACTTTATCTGCTTTGATAGCAGTCTCTTTTGGTCAACTAAAGCCTTTCTTTCTTTCTTTGTTTCAGGGGTATCTTCAAGAGCGTTTAGCCTGTTAATGATTTCTTGCTCTTGGCTTTGTAATCGCCTTAAGGAATCGAATAAAGTCTGCGCCTCTGCAGTAGTAGTGGGTGGAAGTTGGGGTCGAGTTGGCTTATACCTTGCCTTGCTTTCTTCCTTGGCGACTCCCTTTTCAATTCTCTTTAGGTTCTTTGTGACTTGCTCAGAAGCCGTGGTACTGCGGATGCTAACCTGATTCTCATGCTTATACTGTCCAGCAATCCTACTTAAGGCGGTCTTTTCCTTCCCTGAAAGACTGGAGGCTTTCAGGCCTTTAGACGATTTGTCTGTTCGATAGGCAGAAACAATTACCCTGAGAGCATTTATCACTTCCTGGGAGAAGTTTTTTAATTCTGCCTTTAAGGCTTTACGTTGTGGCCCTGAGAGCTCGGCTTCTACAGCAGTAAGTAACTTGCTGACATCATCCCTGGTCTCAATTTTATTTATTCTTTTTTGGCGATATATAGTCTTAAGAAGCTCTGTCCCGTCCTTGCTAAGTGGGCTAACCTGCCTGCGTGTAACCGTTGACTCCCCAAGCCCTACATCAAATACGCCGAGTTCTTTAAGGCGGTTTGCTGCATCAGTAACTTCAGAATCTGTGACATCGAGCTGACTTCCCTCGTCAACAAAATACTTTCTCCTTGCTGCGTTGATTACATCCCGGAAGGTGCCTATCTCAACTTCCGTCTGATTCCCCATTGGGTCTACTGGCCCTGCCCTCTTGACTGCCTTTAGAGTGGCGTACTCCCCAGTTGGATTTTTCATGCTGACTGAGGCGTTTTGAATCATTCGCTGGATATTACCACGACTTAAAGACTGTCGAATTCGCTCGATTGCAATTCGCTCAATAGTCTCTGGTGTAATATCTTTTTGGGCTTCAAAATCTGCAGTAACGCCCTGCTGCTCTAAGAAGTTTTCAAACGTATCATATTCCTGAACGAAACTTTCGTCATTCAGCAACATCTGCTTCACACCCTGCATACTTGTGCTGAATGGCTGAATATCAAAAGGAACGTCATTAGGAAGATTAATCCATTGCTGGAAGGTCATATCTTTAGAGATTCTGCCTTCTTCCTTAAGCTCCCAATATCTCATCTGGTTTGCCATCTCGACTGCAGTCGCAATGTCAGTACCAAAATAATTATTCACAGCAGTATTCAGGGCAAACTGTGCATCCCCTGCTGCTAAAGGATCGACCCCTTCTAGAGCCCCTTGGGATTCTGCCGTGTCAAAATTAAATGTTTCGTAGTCTGTTAGGGAATTTATCCCATTAAAGAATCCTTGGAACTCGTAATTGTTAGGCTTTATTACTCGCCTTGCTCGGCCAGCTCCCTGAGGATTGCTCGTTTCTCCTGCTTTGTAATAATTGCCATCTATGTCCTTTTCAATGTCTTTCTCTACAAACAGACCAAGTTCAATATCTCTTTCTGTTCCAACCCCTAGGCCTTCAAACTCTTCAGTCCCTATCTGTGCTGGCGCACCTTCTGCTAGGCTTGCATAGCCACGCAAGTCGAGTATCTGAGTTCCAAGGTCTATCAGTGACTGTGATGAAGATTCCAGTTCATTCGCTTGGGCAAGATTGCCTTGCTTTCTAACACGAGTGGCTTGTGCTGCAAGGTTCTTCCCTTCCCTGACCATATCCAAGCCAACACGCGGGTCAAGGATTGCCTGATAGATTACTTCAGCCGGTAGATTAGCAGGCGTGGCATAGCGATTTGTGACGCGGCGACCCTTGCGGGTTGTTTGTTGTGCCCCTGAAACATCTACTTGAGAAAGAGTTTCCTCAAGAGATTCTACATACCGTTTGAGGCTATCTTCTGTGGCTAGATAATATGCGCTCTGATCGCCAGGCACACCCGCCTTAGACCTTAGCCTAGTGAGCCTGCCATCGACCTTTGCATCTACGTTTCTTGTGTCGTAGATAGGTAAGTCATCAGTTTTGCCTATTCTTACCTTAGCGCCTCCAACATTTCTTTCTGGAGGGAATTCTGGACTAATTAAATTCAGCAGTCGCTTAGCATTCTCAGGGCTATTAGGCTTCAATCCTTCTGCAGTAGATTCACTCAGCGCAAAAGCCGTGTTCATGCGCAGCATTTCTTCGTAGATCATTATCTGACCTACATACAGAGCCTTCATTCTAGCTGAGTCTAACTTTGCCTCAGCCTGTAGCCTTCTTGCTGTTAAATCGTCACTCATCTAATTACCAATCATAAAACCTGTTAGGGTCTACTTGAGAAAACACACCAGTTCCTGGATTTCCACCTAAAGCCCTAGTTCCTTGGTTGCTCTGTGCCATCCACCCACCGCCAAGTCCGCCGCCTAGGCCGCCGCCTAATCCGCCACCGCCACCAAACATGCCGCCAAAATCAGGGAATGAAGGCATACCCATACCGCCCATACTCGGCATCATACTACCCATCATATTAGTCCCCATGCCCATCAAGCTACCTAAAAGATTCTGAAGCATTCCCTGACGAGCAAGGTAGTTAGTGACTTGATCGTTAAGGTAGTTTGCATAAACCCCCTTCATTCCCAAGTCGTATAGGTTTTGCTGCTGGTATCTTCCTCGCATCCAGTCGTCTATTCTACTAAACTCTTCAGCTTGAGCTAGCCTTGCTTGAAGCTCGTATGCTCTTTCCGCTTGTTGGTTTGCATAGTCTGTCTGAACCATAGCATCAGCCATGCCATAATCTCTAGCAGCTGATTGAGCGTCTCTTTCGTAGGCATATCTAGGACTTGCCAAGCTCATACCAGCACGGTTCATGTTAGCCACGTTCATCGCAGGGTTACCTGCGTTGCTTGCGGCTTCGGCAACAGCCCAGTTCTTCTGCATCTGGGACTCGCCTTCTGGAAAATAATTTCTATGCTCAGGCTTCCAGGTTGTTGACACGGAAAATACAGGAGGTGGAACAACCTCAGCTGGCTCAGCTGGCTCGGGAGTCTCTGCCGTTGGTATTTCTTCCGTCGGCTGAGTTGTCGTTGGCGTTTCCGAACCAGTAGTAGGAATAATTGTTCCGGGGTTTCTTCGTCCATTTATTGGTGGATTCCACCAACCTCGGCCACTCCCAAAGCCTGTTCCTGGTAAAATTGACATTGA